TCAAATAAATACTATTGGTTTCGATAAAAAGTATTATTTTTACAATAATTAATAACTAAAACAATTACAAAATGAATGCAACAGAATTAAGAATAGGGAACTATGTAAACTCTTTATATGAGAGTTCGACAAAAGTTAAATCAATTGTAGAAAGTACTGAATGGGGTGGTCATTATATAGAGACCGAAAACAATAAAACATCTATAATGGCGGTTGAACCAATACCATTAACAGAAGATTGGTTAGAATGTTTTGGAGTTTTAAAACCAGAGTATCCTTATTCTTTTGAGGTAGCAATAATAGGTGGTGATTATAGGGCTATTTGGAATGGAATTATGAAAGAGGTTAAATATGTACACGAACTACAAAACTTATATTTCGCATTAATAGGAAAAGAATTAACAACTAAATAAATACAAAATGGATTTTAAAATTAAGTGTAAAGAAGTGGAAAACCGTGAAGATTTTTTCGATTTAGAAATTTCAACATACAAGGACACCATTAAAGGTAGGTTTGAAATGTCGGAAATTAGACACATGATAGCAATATTAGATAACGCTATAAATGTAGGTATTTAATTATGACAATGTGTAACGGTGAAAACTGCAAAGTTAAAGAAACGTGTTATAGGTTTATATCTAAACCAAAAGAACACAAAGATGTAATGAAAGCGCCAATGGATGAAAACGGAGTATGTGATTTATATCATAGCGTAAACCAACAAAATATCTTAGATCAACTTAAAGAAATTATGAAATGAAGAAGCTAACAATATTTGCATCTGTTCTTTTAATAATGGGATGTAGAGCTAAAAAAGAAGTTTTACACACTATATCAGAAAAGAAAATAGATAGCGTTTACATAAAGAAAACTAAGGAAGTTAGCCCCCCGATACTTTCTAGTTTGGTTATAGAAGAGATTTGCGATAGTGTTACAGCACTACCTAAACAATTCAAACAAGTCTACATTATAAAGAACGATACAATACGTGTTGAGGTAAAGGATAACAACTTGCAATTAGACTTTAATAAAGTAGAAGCGTTAATTAGTCAAAAGGATTCAATCGTAAAGGTTAAAGAATCCGAAATCAAAGAACTAAAAGAAACTAGTAAAACTACTTTAGTCACAAACTGGAGGTTAGTAATAATTTTATCTTTAGTTATTATAGTATTTATCGTATTTCCTAAAATACCTACGACAATCAATAATTTATTTAAAAAACTAATATAAACAACATGGGAAGAGAAAAAATGAAAGTATATCTTTATAGTGAAGATGGAATGTATTTACGTGATTTTGAGTCAATAGCTGAGTTTTCAGACCACTTCGGATTCAGTAAGAATGTATTTAGTCATAAGTATTGTGTAAGTAGAAACATATACGACTTTGAAGATGGAAGGGTAGCATCAACAGACAGAATAGGCAGAGAAGGAGTTAGATTTCATAAAAACTATTTAAGCAGTCGATTTGTCGGAAGAGGGAAGAAGATATCTGAAAAAAGATACAAAGAAACTGGAAAAGGTAGAGTTTTTATACATGATTTAGATGGCGACAAGATCGCTGAATTTAAAAGCATATTCCAAGCTATAGCGTTAACAGGATTAGATGAAAGCTGTTTTTATATATTTAAAGGAAGAGAAAATAAAAGAACAAAAGACGGATTAATAATAACTGTAGAAAAACTAAACTAAACAACATGAGTAAAACACCAAAAAGACTAAGTGACGAAAAAGCCAATTTCTTAGGCTTAGAACTTAAGAAGCATCAAAAAGGAAGAAATCAAGCAAAGTATTTCCTAAGTAAAGAAGAATTAGAGCGTTTAAAAGAATTTAAAGAAAGTAAAATACTTGAAGTTGCTAAAGTTGTTGTGGAATCAAAAACAGTTCCGAACGATTACATAGACGATAAACCATTTGTGTTGTCTGCATGGAATAGTGAGAAAGGCGAAATGTTAAGCCTTGAAGAGTTTTGTTTAAAATACAAGATAGATTTCAAAAAAGTAACATCTGCAAAATTCTTGCCTTATCACTACGCTCAACCAACTTACCATGTAGTAACTTCTGAATATAAAAAAGAGGGTAGTGATTTTGATGATTTAGAAGAGTATGCAATAAAAGCGATAAACAAACATATAGACAAAAAGGTAAAGCCTATAAAATTCTTTCCTAGTTTTACTGAAAAAGACAATTATTTATTTGATGTAGCTGTCTTAACAGATGTTCATGTAGCTATGAATCCCAACCCAAATGGATATAGTTTGTATGGTGGTAAATGGGATGAAAAAGAATTAGAGTTAAGAAGAAAGTTGTTTGTTAATAGAATACTTGTAACTAAGAAGTCAAAAAAACTTGTAATATTTGATTTAGGTGATTTTATGGATGGATGGGATGGTGAAACCGTTAGAAAAGGTCATGAGCTACCTCAAAACATGGATAATGAAAAAGCTTTTGATGTGGGTGTTGATTTTAAAATATCATTAATAGATGAATTGTATTTGCATTTTGAAGAAATAGATTTTATTAGTATTTGTGACGACAATCACTCTGGTTCTTTTGCTTACGTGGTTAATTCTTCTTTTAAGAGGTTTGTAGAAATTAGATATGCAAATGTAAAGGTAATTAACCAAAGAAAGTTTATAGATCACTACATATACGAAAACAAGGTTTTTGTTGCTACCCATGGTAAAGATGGTAAAAATTTAAAGTTTGGATTTAAACCCATCTTAGACCCAAAACAAATAGAAAAAATAGACAACTATCTTATTGAAAATGACTTAATTCGTAAAGGATTGCAAGTTATATTTATAAAAGGTGACAGCCATCAAGATTTACTTGACAACTCAACCGCTCAAAACTTTTACTATTGGAACATGCCAGCATTTAGTCCTTCATCTAATTGGGTTCAAACAAACTTTAAAAAGGGAATATCTGGATTCTATACATTCAACTTTGAAAAAGATTGTCACAGTACAAATCCTTACTACTTTAAATGGAAATAAAAAAAGAGCGAAAAAAGGTTAACAGTAGCGAATAAAAACCAGTAACCTCGAAATACCCGAAGCACTTTTAAGTGTAGTGAAGCTGTTAGTTATTCAACCCGTGTATTAATTTACATGGGTTTCTTTTTACTTAAATTTAAAGCATAACAAACCCTGTAATAATTAAATCACAGGGTTTTCTTAATTTTTGTATAATTATTTATTCACAATAACTTTTGTTTCGCCTCTCTCTTTCATCGTTGTTTAGGTAACAAGCAAAATACCAGTTAGGGTTTCTACCCTCTAAAAAGGCTTCCAATATCTCTAAACGCATTTGTTTTCCCTGCCACCTTACAGCATATTTATCTTTATCTGACGCAATACCAAAGCTACCCCCTCTCATATTAACGTAGTGATCTGAATCAGATTTTACCTTTTTATAAAGTTTAAAGTATTTAACAAACTCGTTTTGCATAACAAGTTTGTTACATTTCTTTCTCGTGTGTAATTCTTTAGTTTCTTCCATTTTGTTTTAGTTTATTTATTATTAATACGTAAATATACAAAATAAAACAACACGTACAACAAAATTATTATTTTAATAATATTTAATTATTATGTTGCATAATAAAATATAATTACTTAAATTTGAATAATTAATAATAGAACGCTTAAAAAATAAATGACATTTTATTATTATATGTAATAATTTATTTGTAGATTTGTAAAACTAAAACGAAACAACATGAAACAAAAATTAACAGACTCGATTTTTAATAAATTAATTGAGAACAAAGAACAACAACACGATTACGATTTCTTTGCATTTGATTTTGAATACAGAAACTATTCATTCTCAATACAAGGCTATAAGTCGGATGATTTGGAGTTAATTATTTCAAACGACTACTACACTAAAAACGATTGTGAGTTATCATTTACAAGTAATCAAAAAGCAACTTTACAAGCTTTGTTAGTAGAGGCGCAAGAAGAAGAAAATAACGAACCAGTTTACGATTATGATGATGCGGATGATGCTAGTGAATTTAACAGAAATTACTTTGACTAATGGATTTAGATAAGCAAATACTTAGAGAGATTACCGACCCATTTATTAACGGTATGATTCAGAACAGCGAACGACCTCACCCATACGAGGACTACTACTTAAAACTAATAGACGAACATAAAGAAGAACAATTAAAAAACAAGTAAGATGAGAACAAAGGAGGAATTGGAATATAAAATAGAACAAAACAGAGAATTGATAAATAAGATTCTACTATCTGAATTAGAGCCATCACTAAAAAATATGATGATTAACAAGTTGTCATTTCTTAATATAGGTTTGATTGATATGATTAATGAAATTAATTAATAGTTAAATGAATAACATAGATAATCAAAACCTAGTACTTCTAGGATTAATAGTAGCAATAGCATTAATAGTAACAACAATAAAACAAATTAAAAAGCATGGAGCAAACAGAAATTAAAACAGAAACCTACAGAAAAAGCATTGATAAACTGTTTAACGACTTTAAAGACAAAACAGGATTCTTAGCCTTTGCATCAGAAAAGATTGGAGTAAAAGCCAGTAGTATTCATTCTAATTGGGTTTACAAAAGAAAAGATATTCCGGTTAGAAAACTAAAGACGTTTCATTCATTAGCTTTAAAATGGCATGGAAAGGAACTTAAAAATTCAAACAAAATACATATTAACAACGCCTTAGATATTGAGGTGAAACTATAAAACTATGACAATAAATAAACTAAAATCATTCTTATCTGTATTTGATGCAGAAGATGAAGAACAACGAAAGAAAGACTTTATACAAGCGCTTCTAACAGGCTTAAATAAATTCGACGACTTAGACAAGGTAGAAATACTAAAAGAGGTTAAGACACAAGTTAGCAATCAAATTGAGATAGATAAGATACTAAGCGAACAAAGATTTTTACAGACTGAATTAGCAAACGACAAATTAAAACTAGTGTAATGAAAGACTTAGGAATAACAAAAGGAGAATGGAAATTACGAAAATCAAAGAAAGGAAAATATTATTTCGTTAACGCTATGAATTGGGAGGATTTAGCTAGAGTAATAAGAAAGGTTGAAGGCTACTTAGATAAAGAAGGTGTTGCAAATGCTAAATTAATAGTTGACGCTGGAAATACATCAAATAAATGCGGTTTACTTCCTAGTGAATTATTAAAGCAAAGAAACGAATTATTAGAGGTTTTAGAAGTTATTGAAAACGATGATAATTCAATTCCTGAAAAAATATGGGAATTAAGAAACAAAGCAATACAAAACACTAAATAAAATGACAGCAATACTAATATTTTCATCAACAGTATTTTTAATAGGAGTAGTAGTAATATTAAAAATAGATGCAGAAACAAGAAAAGAATCAAAAGAGTATAAAGAATTTTTAAATAGATAACCAATGATAGAGAGAAATATAGATTGTAGAAAACATAGGAAGTCTACACATATTGCATCTGCTGATTTAGATTCTATGGAATTAGAAAACAAAAAACTAATATTCACAATAGAAGATGCAAGATACGAAACTGGTGTAGATGTTTCAGGGAATAAAACAGACGGTTACTTTGTTAAGTTTAAAGGTCAGAAAAAAGAAATGGTATTAAACTCGGTAAACAGAAAAACATTGGCAGATTTGGCTAAAATAAAAGGGTTTGAAGGAGCTGAAAGATACAACATAGGTAACTGGATTGGATTTACTATAGAGTTGTTTGTCGATAGAAAAGTAAAAATGATGGGTAGTATAGTTGATGGTATAAGAGTTAGACCTGCATTCCCAATTTTAGAAAAACCAGAATTAACTCCAGAACATAAAAGATGGGAGGATGCTAAAAAAGCGGTTAAAGCTGGTAAATTAGAATCAGTTACATCTAAATACAAATTATCAGAAGAGAATCTAACCCTAATACAAGCATAATGATATTTCACGACATAGAACAAAATACAGAGGAATGGTATGATATTAGAAGAGGTGTAGTAACTTCTTCTAATTTCGGAACTATAATGGCAAACTACGGTAAAGCATTTGGTGAGCCTGCTAAAAAGTATGCATATAAAATAGCTTACGAAGGAATTACTGGAGAAGATTTAGAAGAAGAAAGGTATTCCAACATTCACATGGAAAACGGTCATACTTACGAACCAATAGCAAAAGAAGCATACGAATACGCAACATTTAATGATGTTTCAAATGGTGGTTTTTGTATGTATGATGAATTCTATAAAATAGGCGGTTCTCCTGATGGTCTTATATTAGATTCTAAAGGCGGTATCGAAATTAAATCAGTAATACCATACACGCAAAGTAAAACATTAAAACGTGAAAGATTTGACCCATCGTACAAATGGCAAATACTTGGAAATATTTGGATATGTGGTTTAGATTGGATGGATTTCATAAGCTACGGATTCAGAAATACAGAAGATAACAAGCTTTTTATTGACCGTGTTAAGGCTTCTGAATTTGAAGATGATATTAAAAAACTTTCCGGACGTGTATTTGATTTCTTAGATGAAGTTGAAAAGCAAAAAAGATATGTTTAATGGAAGAAATATTAACTAAAATAACAGATATAATAGAGACCTACGAAAGTGGGTCTTTTAAAGACCTTCATATTATGCACAGGGAATTGACGTGTAATATGTATTACTTATCTCAGGAGCAAGTAAAAGCGCATCAAAATTGGAATGCACACTATTACAATTCTAAGGAAAAAACAAACGCAGGAAAAGAACGAGATTGCGATAAAGAGATTCCGGAACTTTACTTATGTAGAAAGATTATGGAGACAGCGAAAGGGGTTTCTATAGCTATGGGTTACGAAATAAAAATGAACTAAATTAATAGGTTAATTACTTAAAAAGTAGTAATTTAGCAAAATAAATAACTTAAATAAATAAACGATGAATGAATTAACAACAATCAACAAGGTAGACCATAAAGAATATGGTTTAGAAGAAATCAAAGCTAAAGAAATGGTTAGCGGATTAAATGTAACTATAGAAGAACGTAAGATATTAGAAGATGCTTATTTAGATGTTATAGATTTAGAAGTTACAGAAGAAAACCTACCAACATTCAAAGAACTTAGATTAAAGATTGTAAAGAACAGAACGCAAGGGCTTGATAAATGGAAAACAGCTCAAAAGGCTTATTTTTTAGCTGGTGGAAATTTTGTACAAGCAATCTACAACAAAGAAGTTTTAGTTAATACTGAAATGGAATCTAAATTGATGAATGCTGAAAAGTATTTTGAAAACCTAGAAAAAGAAAGAATTGCAAAACTTCAAGAATCAAGAGCGTTAGAGTTATCTAAATATTTAGAAGATGCAAACGAAAGAGATTTGTCCGGTATGGATGAAGATATTTGGGAGTCTTTTTTATCTACAAAAAAACAAAACTATTTAGACGCTATTAAAGCAGAACAAGAAGCGGAACAAAAAAGAATAGAAGAAGCTAAAGCGGAAGCTGAAAGAATAGAAGCGCAAAGAATAGAAAACGAAAAATTAAAAGCAGAAGCTGAAAAAAGAGAAAAAGAAATAGAATTAGAGCGAAAGAAACAGGCAGAATTAAAAGCTAAAGAAGATGCTGAGCGTGAAAGATTAAGAGCTATTGAACAAGAAAAAGCAGATAAGTTAAGAGTTGAAAATGAAGCCAAATTAAAAGCGGAAAGCGAAGCAAGATTAAAAATTGAAGCTGAATTAAAAGCTAAAAAAGACGCTGAAATTAAAGCCGAAAAAGAACGTTTAGAATTAGAACTAAAAGCAAAGAAAGAAGCTGAAAAATTAGCTAAAGCACCAATTAAGAAACAGCTTAATAATTGGGTTGATTCTTTTGAATTACCAGAGTTAACTAATGATAATGAAAAAGCTTTACTAATAAAAAGTAAATTTGAAGCCTTTAAAAAATGGGCTAAAACAGAAGTTGAAAGTTTATAAATAACAATTAAAATAAATAAACAATGAATGTTAAAATTAAAATGAAAGACACAACTACACCAATCTATTTTGAGGGTGTATTAAGTCACTTCCAAGAAGGGTGTACTTTAGCTTTATTATTTGAAAATAATGTAGTTAGAAACTTTCCAATGGTTCATATTTTTTACTATGAAACACAACAAGAAAGAGCAAGATTAAAAACACCATCAGAAACAGAAAGCAAACTTTAAAATAAATAAACAATTATGAGTGAATTATCAGTATCAGGAAAACTAAAAAAAGTATTACCAGTAGAAAGCGGAACAGCTAAAGCAAGTGGTAAAGAATGGAAAAAGCAACAATTTGTAGTTTCTAATAATGAAGGCTACGAAGGAAAAGAGCAAATATTTTGTTTTGAGGTTTTCGGTGAAGAAAAGGTAGAAAATTTAGGTAAGTATCACAAAGAAGGTGATGACATAACAGTTAAGTTTAATATATCTACTAACGAATGGAACGGTAAATATTTCACAAGCTTAAGCGCTTGGAGAATTGAAAAAGCAGAAGGTTCCTCAACACCACCGCCTGTAGATGACTTTCAACCTGCATTAGTAGATGATGGACAAGGTGATGAATCCGATTTACCATTTTAGTAGGTATCTGATTATCAATACATTAACATAACCCCTATTAACTTAGGGGTTTTTAAATTTATATAAACATGATAAAATCTAAACCATGTAAAGGACAAAACAAAGCATTTGGAGCTGATGCATGTGGTAAAGACACTCCAGTAGAAAAACGCAAATACGGACTGTGCCAAACGTGTTATTTCAATTGGATGATGGAAAACGAAAGCGGTAAAATACACTACGAGACGCAATTTCTACCAAAGGTTAAAAGTGTAACTAGAAAAGAAGCTAATAAAGAAAAGCAAAAAAAGAAGGTTGAAATTATGACTAAGGATGCTTATAGGTCTAAGGTTATACAACCAATGATAAATAAAATAGCTAGATTAATAGACTACGGTCATCCATGTATAGCTACGGGTAATTTCGGAAAAGAAAACGGAGGTCATTACATATCAGTAGGAGCGAATAGAACAACCGCTTTAAACCTTCACAATATATTTATCCAATCATTTGAATCTAACCACCACGCAAGCGGAGATACATTAAAGTATCAGGATGGATTAAGAAATATTTTTGGTATTGAATATTTTAATTATGTAGATTCATTAAGGCAAATACCACCAATAAAATTTACTAAGCAGGATTTCATAGAACTAAAACCAAAATGCAGAGAGGTTTTAAAAGTACTTGAAAAAGATTTAAGATTAAGAACGCCAATAGAACGTATAGAGTTAAGAAACTGGGTAAACACTCAACTCGGAATTTATTCTAAAGAATTTAGTTGCTATCAAAAAATAAATTTAAAATAGTTATTGTTTTTTCAATAAAATACGTTAAATTTACGTATTAATTAAAATTAAAAACTAATGATACTAAGACGATTAGGCAACAAAAAGAAAATAGCTAGTGAAATACAAAAACATTTTCCGCCACATAAAATTTACATAGAGCCTTTTTTTGGTGCTGGAGGTATGTTCTTTAATAAACCAAAAGCAAAGTATAATATTGTAAACGATTTAGATTCTGACGTGTTTAATTTGTTTCAAGTTGTAATGAACCAAAAAGAAGAACTAGAAAAGGCTTTTTACATGATGCCTATACATTCTGATTTATTAGATTACTGGAAAAAGAACGAGGAAACAGAACCAATAAAAAAGGCTTTGAGGTTTTTGTTTTTAAGTAACTTAACTTTTATGGGAACTGGCGAACAATTAAGGATTAACGCAAATAGAAGTAAAGAATTTTTATATAAAAACTTAGATAAAACTTTTGAGTTACTTTACGAGGTTCAATTTACAAACGTATGTTTTGAAAAGTTTTTCCGGAAATACCAAATAAAAAAAGAAGAAGAAGATAAAACGTTAATATATTGCGACCCTCCATATTTAGGAACAAACGACAACTACTCAAACAGTTTCACAGAAGAACAAAGCGAAAGCCTTTTTAACACCTTAGAAGAAACAAAATGTAAGTTTGCTATGTCAGAATTTGACCATCCTTTTATCTTAGAACAGGCAGAGAAAAGAGGTTTAAACGTTATTATAATAGGAGAAAGACAAAACCTTAAGAACAGACGCACAGAAATATTAGTAACTAATTACGAAAATAGACAAATTTCTTTATTTTAATTTAAAATAGTTATTGTTTATTAAATAAATAACACTATATTTACTTCATAGTTGCGTACGACTTAAAGCGACTTAAAAATATTTGTTACCCTTATAGGAATTTGAGCGTCGTACCTCAATGAACTATGAGGGTATTTTAATTTAATAGTTATCGGTAATCTTAAAACCGTTTAAATTATGGCTAAAATACAAATTAAACATTTAGACTTCGAATGTGACAACTACATAACTGTAGAATCATGCACAGCAACACCTTATTCAAGAACTAAGCATATTAAAATAGACTTTTACGATTGCACAACAAGTATTATACACCCCGTAATACTTGATGTAAGTACAGCTATTAGATTAGCTAAAACACTTAGAACTGAAATTAACATCGTAAAAGGAATATAATGGCAAAAGAACTACCGTATTTTCAGTTTGAACCAGCAGAGTATCTAACTAAAGACGTTTCCTTTTGTTCATTAGCGGCTCAAGGATTGTTTATAAATATATGCTCGTATTATTGGCAAAGAGAATGTAAACTAAATCACAAGCAGTTTATAAGAAGATTTAATTACCAAGAAGAGTTTGACGAGTTAATTTCTGAGGGTGTAATAGATTTAGATGATGATAAAAACATAAACATAAAGTTTTTAGACGTTCAATATGACAAAGCTACAAATCAAAGCAAAACCAATAGTATTAACGGTTCTAAAGGTGGTAGACCTCGAAAAAACAAGCCAAAAGAAACCGAAATTAAACCCAATATAAACCGAAACGAAACCGAAACGAAAGGCATAAGAGAAGATAATATAATAAAAGAAGATAAAATAGTAGATGAGACGATAAAAAGAAACGACAACAATTTTTTAAATCAAGATTCTATTTATCCAATATCTAGGTTAAAAGAAAACTACTTAAGCAATGAACAGGTTTTAAATGCGGTTTTAAATATAAAAGAAAACAAGTTCAAAGATTTAGAGCATTTAAAATCTAGGTTAGACGAATACATAAGTCATTTTTTAAGTGGTGGTCAAACAAGTAACACGCCTAAAGACTTTGCACAACATTTTAGAAATTGGAATAAAAAGAGTTTAGAAATAAACGGAGGCTTTAAAAAAGAGTTTAAGTTAGATAATCCATTGAATGAAGAAGTTGTAAGATACATAAGCAATGTAGACCCTGACCCAAAGGAAATGATTTTATCTAAATTCTTAGATATGCAGACAAGAAACAAAGAAGGTGGTTACATTTATAAAAGATTAAACTAACATGGAGATAAACGGATTTACAGTAGATGAATACAACGTACACAAAATAAAAGATGGAGCAAGTGCTAGTACATGTCCTAAGTGTTCACATGAGCGAAAAAAGAAAACGGATAAATGTATGTCTGTATTTTGGGATACTGGATTAGGCTCTTGTAATCATTGCGGAGAAGTAACGCAATTACACACATACAAAAAGAAAAACGAAATAAAAGTATATTCAAGACCAGAACCAAAAGAAAAATCCAAATTAAGTGATGTGGTAGTTAATTGGTTCAAGGAAGAAAGACACATTTCGGAACAAACTTTAATAGATTTAAAAATAAGTGAATCTGTTAAATGGATGCCAAAGGCTAAAAAAGAAATTAACACAATAGAATTTAATTATTTTTTGCATGGTGAACTTGTTAATGTGAAGTCAAGAGGAAAGAATAAGGATTTCATGTTTGAAAAGAACTGTGAACTAATAATGTACAACATTGATTCTATTATTGGTCAGAACGAATGCATTTTAGTTGAAGGTGAACCGGACGCCTTAGCATGGCATGAGTCTGGATACAAAAAAGTTTCTTCTGTACCTAATGGATTTACATTACCTAAACCAGATGGAAGTTCCACAATAAATCTTAGTTACTTAGATAATTATTATTTTGTATTTGAAAATATAGAAAAAATATATCTTGGATTTGATAATGATACGGCTGGAAACGAAGGAACAAAGGAATTTATTCGTAGAATGGGCGCAGAGAAATGTTATTTAATTGATTATGCGGATTGCAAAGATGGTAACGAATATCTAAAAAAATATGGCAAAGAAGCTTTATTAAAATTAAAAGAAGAAGCAAAATTAGTTCCGTTAGAAGGAATAAAAACTATTAAAGATGTAGATGCTGAATTAGTTGATTTTTGGTTAAACGGAGCGCCAAGAGGTAAAACGGTTGATATGGAGGGTCTTGACGAATGTGCAAGTTTTGTTAACAAACAATATACTCTTTTAGTTTCCGCTCCTAACTCTGGTAAATCTGATTTGATTGACCACTTTACTAGTAAGTTTAGTATTAAGTATGGTGATAAAGTAGGTATTTGTTCTACAGAAAACAAGCCTTTACATTTTCACTACGATAAGATATTTAAGAAAATAAACGGAAACAGACCGAACGCAAACAACTATCAAAGTGAAATAGTTTTAAATACTAAAGCATATGTGGAAGAACATTTCTTTCATGTAGACCAAGAAAGTAGATATTACTTAGAAGATGTATTGGCAAAATTTGCAGAACTCGTAAAGCGCAAAGGGTGTAGATGGTTTGTTCTTGATCCGTTTAATAAGATTGATTTAAAAGATTTTAGTAAAACAGATATAAATAAATACACCGCAGAGTATCATCAAAAAATAGATGAGTTTGTTACTAAATACGATTGCCATTTATTTTTGGTTGTTCACCCAACAAAGATGCAATTAAAAGAAGGTAGTGATAAAACTTTCATAATGCCAACAGCTTACAACATAAAAGGCGGTGGAGAGCATTTTGATATGAGTTATAATATTATTGGACTAGTTAGAGACCATGAAAGGGGGGTAGTACAAATAAGAACTTTGAAATGGAAATTCCAACACTTAGGAAATCAAGGTGTAGATACTTGGTTTGGATGGAACATAAACAACGGACGATACACTAAACCAGATGGGTATTATGATTCAACAACAACTGATCAACCATCTTTTACATGGGATAACTCAAACTGGTTATTTACAAACAAAGAAGAAACAAGGCAAGAATTTCAAGCGGAAGAAAAACCAATTAAATACATGTCACCGTCAGAAGCGTTTGCACCTTTAGGAGAAGAAGAAAAAGAAGATGAAGTTCCATTTTAAAATTAAGCCATGAAAGAAATAACAATTAATACACATCTTGCTTTTATGATTAAAAACGGAATAAAAGTATTTCCTGTATTCGATTATAGATATAAATTTGCTGTTTGTATAGAAGATAATTTTAATCTAATGTACAAGAACAAAAAAACAATAGGAGAGTATAAACACGATAGTAAAAGCATTAACAAAGCATTAGAACAAACATTAGAATATATTTACAATAAATTAAACAAAAACTAAGATTATGAAATTATACAATGGAGATTGCTTAATTGAAAGCGATAAAATAGAAAGCGGTAGTGTCGATTTAATATTAACAGATTTGCCTTATGGAACTGTAAAAGATATTAAAAACGTAAATCACGGGATGAGTGGAAAATGTGATTGGGATGTTGTGATTGATACTGACAAAATAATGCAAATAGCAAACCGTATTTTAAGAAAAAATGGTAAAATGATATTGACAGCACAACAACCTTTTACAAATGAATTAATAAATAAAGCCGCTGTAAATGTGCCTTTTAATTATTCTATGATATGGGAGAAAGACCATTTTGCAAATGCTTTAACCGCTAAAAAAGCACCTTTAAATTATTATGAAGATGTTTTAGTTTTTAGTAAAACAGAAGACACAGAAAAAACACACCCTTTATCTGATTATTTTTATAGTGAGTACGAAAAAACAGGTTTAACATATAAAGAAATAAATAGGGATTATCTAAAAACCACTTTTGAAGGGGGTGGGGGTAGAGCTTATAATATGTTAAGTAGAACCCGAAAGTATTTTAATATGCCATCTGAAATAAATTATATAAATTTACAAAAAACAGGTTTTTTTAATAAACCTTATAATGAATTGAAAAAGATAGACGAAGTTTTTAAACACAAGAATAAAAGTGTGTTTAATTTATGGGAAGGTAAAAAATACAAAAGCAATATTCTTAAATACAAAAAGGATTATGATGGACACCACCCAACACAAAAACCTGTATTGTTATTAGAAGATTTAATAAAGACTTTTAGTAACGAAAATGATTTGGTTGTTGATTTAACTATGGGAAGCGGTTCTACTGGTGTAGCATGTAAAAACACAAACCGTAATTTTATAGGAATAGAAATGGATAAAGGTTATTTTGAAATAGCTAAAAAAAGAATATTAAAAGAAGATTTAGATTTATTTTCAAATGGAAAAAACAACAATTAAACATCATCTAACATCTAAAGAGCGTGCTAATCAAATCAAAGCACGCTTTAAAGATTTAGGATTAACTAAAATACAACAAATAGAATGCAGCTACAGAGTAGTAGATGAGTTGTTATCTGATATACCTAATACCAATCCTACAAGCTTAGAACTACGCAAACGCCTTTATTTGCTAGATGTAAAAGATAAAATGCTAATTATTTAAACTTTTTATTTGTTTTATATGTTTAAATACATTACCTTTGGTAAATAATAATAAAACTAGAAATTATGGAGATAAAAGCAAGAGAGGAAGCATATAAAATGGCAATTGAAAAATGGGGCGAAAAATCACAATTAGAAATGGCTCAGGAAGAAGCTACGGAGTTGGCTCTTGCAGTAAGAAAACACATTAGAAACAATAACGATGCTAGCTTTTCTAATTTAATTGAAGAAATTGCAGATACAGAAATAATGATTGAACAAATAGTTTTCATGCACAGAGATTTTTGTTTTAGGCAAATGGTAGATTCCCAAAAAGCATTTAAGATTACAAGACTACTTAAAAGAATTAGCAATAAAAATTAATATTATGAGAGTAAAAATATTAGAATGTAAAAAAGATGCTTTAATGTGGTATAAAAACAAGGTTAATCTTGATTTTAAGTATGTTAAAGAAGATTCTCAAGGTGTTTGGGTTAGAACAGAAGATGCTTACAATACACTTAATTGGATTCATCCAGAAGAGTGTGTTATGATTCTGTAATTTTTATAAGATTAAATACAAATAAGTAAATAAACAAGTATATGACAACATACATAGTACACAACAAAAAAGAAAACACAATAAAAGTTTATGATTCTATGGTAGCCACAGGATTAGACTTAAACACTTTAAAATACAACATTTGCACAAAGAGCCGAAATGATTTTACAGTAGATGGTGATTATAGAGTAGTTAAAACCGATTTACAAACCTCTAGCAAGCTTTTAACACAAGACGTATTAGATACGTTGAATGAATTATTATCGGCTTCTACAAGCGACGATTTGGCTTCTAAAAAAGGACTTGATTTGGTTGAGCAGATTATAAGCGGTAAGATTAAGATAAAGTAGATTTATTACAACATTGATAATGTGCATCGTATGTAGTGAAACGGAATATGGTGTATATTTAGTGTTGCCTATGGTACGTTTTATTAACACACTAAACCAAATAAAAAAACAAATGTTAGTAGATTTAACACCAATTAAAGAAGAACAAGAGCGAAGAAGAGATATTGCGAAAGAACATAATTTTGAATATTTACCGCAAGATGATAAGTCTTTAAAGCAAGAAACAGGAATCTATCAATGTTCATTTGCTTTTAACTTCTCAGAAGATGAGTTTGCAGAGTTGCAAAAACTCTCGTGGGATGATAGATATAAAATATTCCCAAATTTTGAAAAGCAAACTTGCGGAGTAGCGGATAATATTGAGCAAATAAAAGAATACTACAAAGAAGAAGTTTCTGATAAAACTAAAAAGTATGCGATTTGTGTTACTCCCGTATGGCAAGACGAACAAAGTGAAAAAGGTGGATGGAGATGGCATAAGTGGGGTGAATACATTGGAAAACTAAACCCTAAATGTGAGTACTTATATGATGAAGATTTTGGAGAAGATTTTGAATATGTACTTACCTTTACTTTATATGCAATAAAGTAGTATTACGCACAACTACCATATATAAAAACGTTTTAATGTTTTATATAAATGTTAAAAAAACCAACAACAAAATGAATAGAAAAAGAAACAAAGAAATAATATCTCCAGAGGAAGTGCTAATAATAGTATGTGATAGGTTTAATTTAACACCTAAAGAAATATTTTACAATTCAAAAGAAAAAGAAATATGTTTAGCTAGACAGTTTTATTTTGCTGTTTGCTATACTAATTGTAAAGATAGCTTAGATAGTGTTGGTCGATTAAGCCTTAAGTACTCGAATAGAAAGCCGTTTAATTTTTCCACGGTTGCTCACGCTCACAAAATGATAGTAGATCAATCAACTATCTACAAGAAAACAAAACGAATATTAAAAGAATTGTTGTGTACGGTTGAGACAAAATACTTAATTAACCAGATGCAAGAAGAAAAAAACAAAAACTTTAACGAGTCTACATTTTTAGTAGATAATATAAATCTAATTGAATTAACAAGATGAATATAGAAATAGATTATACTTTTGCGGTAAGGCTAAAAAGTCTAGTTGATAGTTTAGAACCACAAGACGCATGTTCTGAAGATGAAATAAACTCTTTTAAACACTATGCAGAAACTATGTTAAGACAACAATGTGTAGAAACAACTGATAGTTCGGAAATAGATTACTTAAAAAGGGTTGGTGTTTATGATAAATATAATAAGCCGCTACTAACTACATATGACGGATTTAGATTTTATTCATTAACAAGCAACTTTAGATTATTTAGTTGCATGAAGGATGTTAAGAACGGTGAAAGTATTTTATCTTTTAGATTGGATAGATGCAATAATAAAGATAGGCATTACTTTTTAGATAAAGATGTTTGCGAAAAATACATTAATGATAACAGAAAATCATATAGTTTAAATGACACTAGCAACACCACAAGAACTAGTTAAGTTAAATGAAGAGTATCACAAGTACTTATACTTAACTAATATAGAATCAATAGAAAAAGAAAAACAACGTATTAAAAAACAATTTGGATATGAAAACAGCAATGCAACACTTTAGAGAAGTACAAGACGAGGATTTAAGAATTAGGTTACTTGCAAATTTAAGAAATCATCCAATAAACAAAACATCAAGTACATCAATATACAATACTTTAGCGGATGCTTTTCAATCTTTTAAGTGGAGTGAAACTTCTCAGGGTTACGGTTACTGGGAATCTAAAAGCGATGAACTAATATCAAAAGGATTGCCAACAGATAAAGAAGAAACTAAAGGAGTCTTTAAGGATATTACAGATAGTATAAGTAGCCTACTAGATTATAAGAACGAAAAATACGGAAATTCAGCACTAGAGCCAATTAATGTTTTTGATGGAAAATGTAAGTCAGGAAAAAGAATTGATGATAAAATATCAAGAGTAAAGAACAACGACGTTATACAAAAGAATGACGTAGTAGACTTAATAGGTTATTTAATACTTACATGTAAAGAGTTTGGATGGACTAACTTTGATGAATTTAAAGATTAAAAAGTTTTAAATGTTCTGTAACGTGATTTAGCTGTGAGTATTTGCGGAATATTAACACCAAAATAATAGATAATGACAGAAGAAAAAGCACTTGATATTGTTGAAAAATTAATAAGTAAAATGTATGAAAAAGTACGTTTATTAGAAGCTGAAAACAAAGAACTGAAACTTGCAAACAAAGGACTGAAAAAGCAATTACTTATAGGTCGTGTTAGCAAATCGTTACCTGACGAAATTTATGCGACATATGACAAAAAAGATGGTGAAATATTCTGTGCTTTTACAAGTAAAGACAGGTGTGAGATTGAGAAAGAAGAAAGCGGATGCGGAATGCAGACAGTAAGACTTGTAAAAGGTGAAAGGTTTTAATGCAATGTTTGCTAACACCAAAATAAAAAACTGTTTTAATGTTTTTCATTAACTGTTATAGAATGTTTTTACTTATAAACAGCTTAAATGTTAAAATAAAGTGTATTTCATCGATTAATTAAACTTTATTATGTTTTTATAGTTTAAAATCAAATATGTTTTTGTATCTTTGAAGTGTAGAAAGGAATTAACCACTACATTAAAACTAAACATCATGAAAACTTTATTACAAAACTTAGCAAAAGACACAGATAACTTACTAGGATTAGGAACTGTTACGAAAATAGAATCAAATAATAATATTTACGGTTACTTACATATAAACACTAAAGAAAACGCTTTGAAAGTTGAAGCATTATTAAACAAAGCATTTACTAAATTAGACGTAATTAGAGATGGACTTAGAATTATGGTCGGGTAATAAATTAATAATAAAGCCTTCTGAATTAGAGGGCTTTATTTTAAGCGAGTACGGTATTGGTTGTAATGTTTTAATTATTGATGGTAATCCTACTATCAAAACTAATAATCACTTTGCTTTGTTTACATTAATTGGTAAGATTAGAAGAAATTTTGATTTTACAGTACATCACAAAAAAGATAAAAACGAATTCATAATAATAATCAATGGAATGTAACTATAAAAACCACGCAGATAATATTTGGTCTATGGGTGAATGTGCAAGTTGTGGCGAAACGTGTAACCACGAATGGATAGTAAACACACATCAAAACACAAAATATTGTAGAAATAATTGTGATGAATTTAAAGAGCATAAATACAAATAATTGCATACATATACTTAAATAAAGAAACAAACTAAAACCCACAACAAGATGAGACATTTAGAATTAACACAGCAACAAGCAAACAAACTTTATAGAGTAGCAATGACATTACCTTTAGTTGCTATAGTATTAACTTTTATAATCGGATAATCATGTACAACAACGAAAACAAAGAAGAAGGATTAAATAACTTATTTAACTTCTTAGATGAGCAAATGAAGAAGCTGGAGGAAATCACATACAATAACGAAAAGGATAATTTCGACTTTGAACTAGAAATGTTATTAAGTGATAACGGAATAAAACTGTAAAATGAAAACACTACTAATCATACTAACCATTTTAACTCTATTATCATGCGGTAAGCACGAAACGCAATACGAAGAACTAAATATGTCTTTTACTGTTCCTACGTTCTTAGATAAATGCGGAGAGCCTACAGAAGCGATATTAGTTATTAACGGTGTATTGCATCAATCAAAATTAAATGTGATATCCGGAGGTTGGAAAATGGATGATTTATTAGTGGAAGAAGGAAAAAGTATAATTACAAAACTAGTATTAATAGACGAACAAGGAACAGAACTTTACACCGCTGTAGGTTATATGGATAGATACCGATTTGATTTGATTAATGAAAGAAATCCAATGATGGTATTGAGATATACTAAAATAGGTGTTGGAGTAGCTGTTGTGTGTTTCTAAAAATTAGAATTATGGAAAACAATATTATGAGTAAAGATATAGATTTTAAGAAAGTAGAAAGTAGCAATGAATTTCATACGTTGTTACCTACTTTAGAAAATACAGATAAAGAAGAATTTAACTTAATTAAAGCACTAACTGATTATATAGATTGGTATGGCTGTAGAGATAGTAAAATCGATAAAATACTTCCAATAGAACAACAAGAAGGAATTGTAGTTACAGCAATGACCTTATTAAAAGAACTGACGTAGTATTTTATATTGGCGGTAACAATAGTGTATAGTTACAAAAATTAAACAGTTAGACTTACATTGCATCGAATAAAGTAAATGTATGAGTTTACAATTAATTAATGTTAAAAAAAAGCCTTCCCTAAATAAATAGAGAAGGCTCAAAACTAACTAACCAAAATGAATAACCAACGCTCAAAGATAAGTATAAAAATCATATAAACAAGCGATTTATGAAAATAATTTCGTAAATTTGATAAAATAACTAAAACTAATTAACATGAAACTAGAATTAAAAGACTTAGCTTGCTATTTACCTTACGATTTAAAAATAAAGACAGGTGACTACATAAGAACTTTATCTATATCTATAACGACAACCACTGAAATATCTTTGTCTAATGTCTTGTGTGATATAGGTTATAAACCAATACTAAGACCGTTAAGCGATTTAAGTAAGAAAAAACAAATAGCTGAATATTACTGTTCTTTTTTCGATCATTTAGAAAGAATAAACTCATCAACTAAAGATACTCAAAATTGCGCTTTAATGCTTGATGGTAGTATTGAGTTTCATTATTGGAATGATTATCAATTTTTATTAGAACATCATTTTGATATTTTCGGTCTTATAGAAAAAGGATTAGCTATAGATATTAATACCTTAAACGATTAATATGAAATTAGACATTAAAAAGAACAAGCCTAAAAAAGAGGAAGTTATATTGTTTAAAGATAAGCTTTCAACACATCCTGAAGTTGGAGTTTATCAAGAGTTTGATGATGTTTGTGAAGTGTATGTAATTAGTTGCGATGATGTTACTGATTTGGACACTATTGATTGGTGGATGAAAATACCTCAAGATTAATGGAGTGGTTTAGAAATTACGTGTATAGTATTCTAGGTAATCCAATAAGTAGAGACAAAGGATTAAGAGGAACTAAGGAAGGTAAATTATACATTGATAAGGAAGTATTCTTTAAAAGACCAGAAGTAAAACAAAACATAATCAAAATAAGAGAATCAATGGCGCACATGGTAAAAATAGACTCACAAGGTCACGAAGTAAGAGTAAACATAAAACCAGTTTACAAGATACCTAAGAAGGATATATTAAAAGACCTAGAATTAAGACGTTCATATCTTTTAATAGAATTAGATAGTATAGAAGAACAAATTAACAAACTAACTAAATGAAAATATTTAAAAGAATAAAATCAGGAGTTTTAAAAGGATATACAATAAGAGTGTCTAAAAGTGGGTGGTATGATTTATATTCAGAAAATGGAATAAGCCAAAGTAGTAAAAAAAATACACTTGAAGAAATAGAAAGCGTAATTAACAAACTAACAAGTAATTAAAATGAAGCCAAGTGAATATGTAAACAACGGAAAGCATTTACCATCGTTTATGAGTGATTTCCACGATCAAAAAGATTTGTTTAAAGCCATATATGAACAATGGAAAGACGGAGAAAATAAAGTACTGGAAGATTTAGGATGGACTGATGCGCACGTATTCACTATAGACTACTTTCTTTGGTGGATGGGTTTACACGGTTATAAGCTTCAAAAAACAAAATCAAAAGATGTGGTTTTTTACGATCCAGAAGAAACAATAGAACACGCTAGAAGAATAAGAAGGGGTGATAGTTATGATGACCTTAAGAAATCAATGTTATAATGAAAAACACACCTCTATCCGATTTAATACTACTTTTATTTATAGGCTTAAAGCTTACTAATAACATAGATTGGAATTGGATATTGGTGTTATCTCCTTTTATATTAAAGGTCATATACTTAACTTATGTAGATTTTAAAAGAAACAAGGTTAAGCCAAAGGATAAGATTAAAGAATTAATTAATAATATTAACAAACAACTAAACTAAAATGGAATTAACAGGGAAGTGTAAAGAAGAATTTGAAAAGTGGTTTTTACTCAATAATGGGCACATAAGTCTAAGTGATCGTTTTTATAATGAGTTTATTGAGCTTCCAATATCTTTTAAGTTCGGAGTATTTCAACAATACTTTGATAGTGTTAAAATAGGTGTTGAAAGTTGTGCTAGTATTTATTTTAAAGGTTTTTATAGCCTTGTTAATGGAGACGAGTCTTATATTTTTAATACACGACCAGAAGCACTAGAAGAAGCTATAGAGAAAGCAAACGAACTAAGAAACAAGCAACTAAATAAATAGATTATGAGTAAAACAATTATGATGTATAGAACAGCTTTATTTTGTCAGAATAGGGGAATAAAACATATTGTAGAAAGTTTCAATAAAGGAGACCATATTGTAGACGACAATAATGACGATAATTGCTATTCAATTTTAAAAGATTAATTGTGAAACTACTATCTAACGGCAAAGTAATACTAGAACCTAAAGAATACGCTAACCTTCTAGAAACCATTAAAAGCCAAAAGAAGCTATTAGCAAGCAATAACTTTTACATGGAGAAATGGACTAAAGAAATTAACGCTCTAAAGAAACAATTAGAGATTAAAGAAACTGAATTAAACGAAAGCCATTGTGGTGGATGTGTTAAATAATAAATAATTAAACTTTTTTTATATTTTATAGTTGGATATCTAAAATGTTTTTGTATCTTTACATCAAGAAACTAAACAACTAGAAATTATGACAACATTCACAATAACAATCGAAACTGAATTCAATAGAACAGCTTACTTATATAATAATGCTCAAACAGAAACATTAGAAGTTAAAGAGTTTGAAACTATTAAAGAGGCTAGAAAAGAAATTAGAAGAATGATAAGAGAAGAAGGGTATGTTAATCATTCTGGAAATGTTTACAATCAAGAATTAAGAACTGAATTAATAACTAACTTCTAATGATAAAGACTCATAAGATAACAAAACAAAGGCTGCTATTAAAAAGAGATAGCGGTCTTGTTTCTACTTTCTTTGTATTGGATGAATTTGATAATAAGATATTAGATAAAAATAAGTATGGACGTCAAATGTATAACGTAAACGGAGACAAGTCTTATAAAATAGCTATTTGCTTGAATAAAAATATATATTAAGCAATGAAAAAAATAAAAAGAATAATAGAGTGTTTTAAATACTACTTTAGATAAAAGATAATAATATGAAAAGATAACCACACTATTTAAAAAAGACTCTAACGATTTAGGAAGAGTGATTAATGAGATTGATCCAAAAAATGAATGGGCTATTAATTACGGTATAGCCACAAGGAAATACGACGGAACTAGTTGTGCTATTAAAAATGGAGAATTATACAAGAGGTTTGATTTAAAGAAATGTAGAAAGCTTCCAGATACAAAGTGTATTCCATGTCAAGAACCTGATAAAATTACAGGTCATCATCCGCATTGGGTGTTATGTAATAGAAACGACAACTCTAGCAAATATCATTTTGAAGCATTTGATAAGTTAGAAATTAAACACGATGGAACATATGAACTATGTGGTGAGAAAGTACAAGATAATCCAGAGAAAATAGAAGGACATGAATTAATTCCTCACGGTGAGATTCAATATGAACTTATTAACTTCTCTTATGAGAGAATAAAAGAGTTTTTAACTGAAAATGATATTGAAGGAATTGTATTTCATCACATGGAAGATGATAGAATGTGCAAGATTAGGAAGTCGGATTTTGGAATAAAAAGATAATAACTAAAACACTAAACATGAAAAAGATAACACTAGCATTATTATTACTAACTTCATTTATCTGCATAGGTCAGGCAAGAGTAGATATAGAAGGTAAATCATATAAGCTTAACCCTGGAGATTCTTATACAATTAACGATAGAGAAGGTGTGTTTGTTTATCTTCCTTACAACGAAAACGATCACATTTACGATTGGAACAACAACGGAGTGTACTATTCATTTAAAGATAATAACGAAATAGAGAAACTAAGAATAAGAATCGAAGAACTTGAAGCAATACTAAGACGAATAGAAGCTAAATTGGATAAAAATAAACTAACTAAAAAATAATAAATATGAAAATGAATAAAAAGAGGACACTAAGATACACATTTGCGGCAATTGTTGGATTAACACTTATTTTATCTACATTAATGTTATTTACTATTTCTATTCTTGAAATTTTAGGTTTAGATCATTCTTTTTTTACTACACCTATTTTAATTTCTACATCAATTTTATTCTTATATGTAATATTTGCTAAAATTATAGGCGAAGAAGTTGTATTATATTGTAGTGATAATAAATGTGGTGTATGCGGTCAAGAGTTAACTGAAATTAGGGGTAAATACCCTAAAGAACCAAAACGAAAAGTTTGTGCTTGCTGTGCTACTGAGAAATTAGAATGGCAAGAAGAACAGAGGTGTATCACAAACTCGAAAGAAAAAGATAATAACTAAATTATAAACTATATATTTGTAAGTGATTAGAGAAGGTAAGATAAAAATAGAATAGAAATGGCTTATTACGATAAAGAAAAAATATACAAACAAGCAGAGGAAGCAATAACAGAACATGGATTGTTTTTTATAGAAGATATAGTTGCTTATATTCCAATATCAAAACCAACGTTTTACGATTATTATCCAGTTGATTCTGACGATTTTAACGCTTTAAAAGAATTGTTAGATACCAATAAGGTTAACATGAAAGTAAAGTTGCGCACAAAGCTTGCAAATGGCGATAAGGCGGCAGAAATACTTGCTTTATATAAATTGATTGCTACTGATGACGAAAGAAAAGCTTTATCTATGCAGCATATCGATCATAGCTCTAAAGGCGAGAAGATGAATGTAATATCTTTAGGTAACGGAACTAATCCAGATGAAACTACTTCCTAAGCAAGAACATGCTGTATATTATTTAAAAGACGATAAAACTAAGGAGCTTCTTTACGGAGGCGCAGCTGGGGGCGGTAAATCTGCTCTCGGCTGTTTGTGGTTAATAGAAATGTGTCAGAAATACCCTAAAAGCCGTTGGTTAATGGGTAGAGCTAAGCTAAAGGCGCTTAAAGAAACAACACTAAATACATTCTTTGAATTAGCTGGTAAATTAGAGATAAGCAATCAATTTACGTTTAACGCTCAAACAAACATAATCTATTGGAATAACGGAAGTGAGATATTATTAAAAGATTTGTTCTTATATCCTAGTGATCCAAACTTTGATAGTTTAGGTTCTTTAGAGATTTGCGGTGCTTTTATTGATGAGTGCAATCAAGTAGTGTTTAAAGCTTGGCAGATAGTAACCTCCAGATGTAGATATAAGCTTAATGAATTTGGTATTATACCTAAAGTATTTGGTAGTTGTAACCCTGCAAAGAATTGGACGTATAAAGAGTTTTATAAGCCAGACAAAGATAATATTCTTACAGGTCACAGAAAGTTCATACAAGCACTTCCAACAGATAATCCACACTTACCACAGTCTTACTTAGATTCTTTGCTTAGTTTAGATAAGAACAGTAAAGAAAGATTATATTACGGTAACTGGGAGTATGATGATGATCCAAGCACTATAATGGATATGGACGCAATAACGGATTACTTCAATCCTACACACCTTAAGAAAGGAACTGATAAGTATATGACCGTCGACGTTGCACGACTTGGTAAAGATAAGACCGTCTTTAGAATATGGGAGGGAATGTTATGTACTTACAGATATGAAATACCTAAAAGCGGTATAGATGTAGCTGTTAAACGTGCTAAGGATTTGCAATTAAAGCACGGCATAAGTAATTCTAATACTGTAGCCGATGAAGATGGTGTCGGAGGTGGGTTCGTTGATTTCTTGCGTTGTAAAGGTTTTGTGAACAACTCGACAGCATTAAACGGTGAGAACTACAACAATCTTAAAAGTCAATGTTCTATATTAATGGCTAAGTTAATTCAAGCAAGAGGTGCTGGTGAAATTTGCAACGATTCAGACATAAAGGATCAAACGGCAGAAGAGATGGAGCAAGTTAAAATCAAAGACATAGACAAAGACGGGAAGCTTGCTATACTGCCAAAAGAAGTTGTAAAAGAGAAGATTGGAAGGTCTCCGGATGATTGGGATTCTATCATGATGAGATACTATTTTGAGTTAGCGCCTAAATTCTTTACGTTTTAAAATAGCAACTATAAATATTATTTATTAAATTTGTATTATGTATAAATATTTCTTATAATGGCAGTTAGACCCTTTAAAGTAATAGCGGACTATTTAGACCCTGCTAGAAAAGTAACAAATAAGTATTACGAAGCCTTTCTTAAAACGATTGGTGGAAGCTATACGCAATACGATGAAAGAGATAGAAAAGCCTATATTGATAAGGGTTATCTATATAATCCAGATGTATATGCTATAGTTCAGCAGATGTCTACTAAACAGGCGTCTATACCTTGGGCGGTTAAGATTATTAAAGACAAGTCAGCAAAGACTAACTTAGATAGGTTGATGATTCAGACTAAAGGAATAGTTACACCACAACAAACAGCAAAACTAAAGAACCTTAAAACAAAGGCGTTCGAAGAAAAGGAATTAGATTTCCCTTTAGATAGACCAAATCCATTACAAACATGGGCGGAGTTTAAATCGTTACAAAAGACATTCTTAAAAACTACTGGTAATATATTCATTTACAAAGTTTCTCTGTCTGAGGGAATGAATGCGGGTAAGCCTAAGCAATTGTACATCCTTCCTTCACATTTAATATCAATAGTATTAAAACACAATGCAGATTTCAATAGCGATGAAAGTCCAATTGATTACTACATGTTAACTGAGGGTAGTTCTTTTACTAGGTTTGAAGCCGAAAACGTTATTCACATAAAATACGCCAATCCAGACTATGACGAGCAAGGTTCTCACTTGTATGGTTTGAGCCCGTTAAAGTCTGCTTTAAGAAATATACAAAGTTCTAATGAAGCCATTGATAACAACAATAAGACATTAAGCAATAGCGGTGCATTTGGTTTCTTGCACTCTAAAGGTTCTACACCTTTACAACCAGAGCAAGCAATGGAGCTCAAAGATAGAATGAAAGAAATGGACGCAGACCCTTCAAGACTTTCTAAGATAGCTGGTGTAAGTGCTGAAATAGGTTTCACTAGAATATCATTAACTACTGATGAACTCAAGCCCTTTGATTATCTTAAATTCGACCAAAAGACAATATGTAACGTTTTAGGTTGGTCTGATAAGTTGTTGAATAATGATGATGGTGCAAAGTACGATAACGTAAATGTATTTCGTAGACAAGTTATAACGGATAACATAATGCCTGATAACGCTATTATAGACGAGGCAATGCAAAACGAGTTCATACGTAAATTCAAAGGCTACGAGAATGCAGTACTAGAAAGTGTATATGATGACCTTCCAGAAATGCAACAAGATATTGCTGAAATGGTTGGTTGGCTTAAGGAATTATTAGATAGAGGTGTAATTAACCGTGATGAGTTTAGAGACGCTACAAACTTTGAAATGCTTAATACTAGTGAAATGCAAGCGTATACAGTAATCAATGATGTTATACCATTGGAGGAAGCTATATTAACCGATATGAATATTGATGAAGGAACAAACTTATAGAAGGAATTGGTTACGTCAACATGCAAGATACGAGAAACAAGCCGCTAGAATATTTAGGTCACACATAAGTAAAGCGGCTCAATCTATTAACTTTGATGATATGGACTTGTTTAATTATAAGTTTCTTATTCAATCTGCTATATCTGAAAAAGCAATAGAAAATACTTATCTATCTACTTATTCTGTTATTGGTATTGCTCACGGTAAAAAGATAGGTTCAGCGTTAAACAAAGAAAGGAAGGCTTTTACTATTGATACGTTCGTTAGTGCATTTCAAGACACTTTAAAGAACTGGATTACAAATAATGCAGGATTAAGAATTGTAAGCGTTAGAAATACTTTAATTAGTTACTTACTTGGTGAGTTTAACAAAGGTATTGACGATGGTGTAGACGTTAGAACTATATCTAAGAGAATACAGGCGTTAGTTAATAGACGTGACTTCTACAGATGGCAAGCATTAAGAATAGCAAGAACAGAAACAACAGCAGCAGCTAACTATGGTGCAAGTATCGCTGGAGAAGATAGTGGATTAGTATTGGATAAGATGTGGATTAGTTCAAACGACGCAAGAACTAGGCAACATGAAAAAGGAAATAAGTACGACCATTTAGACATGAACTTAGTTAAGGTTGGTGAAAAAGAAAACTTTATTGTTGATGGGGATGTAGTTAGATTTCCGGGTGATCCACTAGGCAACGCTTCAAATATTATAAATTGTAGATGTACAATGGCGCTAGTGCCTAGACGTAGTAGTGATGGCAGGCTGATATATAAAGAATAAATTACGTATAAATATGTAGTGTATCTATACGTAATTTTGTTTATAATGATTCTAAATAGTATTATCCTTTAAGAATCTATCTACATCGCTATTTAATATATCCTCCGCATGCCATCCTTCTCCATTCCAGTAATCAGCAAAATCATATAGCTGCCCTTTTAGTATTAAACCTACAAATTCATGTATATTTTCAGTAGCGTCATTAATTCCTTTTGGCGTCATTTGTCTTGATGCGATTATTGAAGCTATTCTATATTTAATTTCTTTGTCTTTCATTTTTGTTATTTTTTAATCTATTGTGTTAACTTTTTTCCAACCATCATCAAACCTTTTAAGTATAGCAAATCCAGGAATAGTAGGAAACATGTAATACGTTCTTTCGCAAGTTATAGTTCCGTCGTTTAACTTATCTATTTTATCTTGTATTGATTCTGTTTTATTCATTTTTCTAATCTATTCCATTAACCTGCTTCCATCCATCATCAAATTTCTTAAGTGTTATAAAGTGGTAATCTTCATCATCAACATCACCAGTAACTGCTAATAGTGTGTATTGGTGGTTGTCACATATTATATCTCCATTGTTTAGTTTGTTGATTGTTTCGTTGATTGTTTCTTGTATTTCTTTTCTTAGTTGTTCGGCTTCTGTTTTATTCATAACTATTGTATTATAATTTTATTATTCCATATTCAAGAACTCATCTAATTCGTCGTCATCCTCACAACTACATTCGTCATAAGTTAGTAAATTAATAGCTCTATCCCATTCGGATAAGTAATAGCTAAAACGCTCTGTTTTAGTTTTGCATTTGTTGCAATATATTTTATTCATAATTTTATATTTTAGTTTCACCAAAGGTACAACAACTATTTCGATTATCAACTATCATTTTAATACAATAGTTTAAATAAGTGTTATTTATAATTATTATAAATTAAGTATTTTGTGTTGTTGTTCGGAATTATTTCGTAGATTTGCTGTATTAATAACTAAAACTAATATTATGTTTATAGAGATGCCAGACTTTCAGAAGAGAATATACTACTTAGGAATACCTTATATAGTAGAGAGTTCTTATCGGGGTAGGTTTTTTAATGCGTTAACTATAGATGAAGAATTTATATGTTTCGAATTAGAAGGAAAGATATTAAATAAATACTTTTTACTAACAAACTAAAACAAACAACATGAGAGAAATTGAATTTAGAGGAATTAGCATTGAAACTAATAAAATTATTTATGGCAGTTTAGCAGTTCCTAATATGGGAACAAACTGTGTTTATATATACAACACTGATTCTGTTCAGTATACAGGCGAATTGGCGCAATACGAGGTTTATCCTGAGTCAATAGGTCAGCATATAGATTACAAAGACAAGACCGAAAAGAAGATATTCGAGGGTGACATAATAAGACTTCACACAGGAGTAAGTTTTGTGGATGACCAATTAATGAAGGTTTGCTTTCATCAAGGCTCTTTTGGTCTTAGAAGCTTAGAACATGACGGAATTAGCGTATTTACTTCTTTTACGCCAATGTGTGCTATATCCAGAGATTTAATAGATAGAAATATATTCAAAGAAGTAGAAGAGGTTCTAGAAGTAGTAGGAAACATTCACCAAAACAAAGAACTAATTAAATAAAACGATATGAAAGATGTAATTGAGGAATTTTTAAAGCAAAACGACATAAAGAAAGATGATTCAGGATTGTATTCATTAGGTATTAGCGATTTAATTCGTTTAGATTTTGTGTTAAACAGCCAATCAAACAAGATAAAGTCTAGTGATTTAATAATGCCTAAACAGAAGTAAGATGAAAGGAAAATATCTAATTAACACAGACTCTTACTTTATCGCTCCAGATGGAAGAGAATACAAAGCTGTTTACGGAGAAGTAGAAATATTAAACGACACTTTTCTAGGTGTTAAGACTAACGCTAGAAGCGCTAACTGGTTCGCTAAAGTAGGAACGGAAGATAATCATGTTATTATAGCTGGTTGTCAAATACACTACGCCACAAAGACCACTAATGAAATTAATAGAGGCGGTAGTGATAGTTGGAGTGAAGATGGAAGTACTTTTAAATTACCGTGTAGAATTTACTTTGCGGAGTAGTTAATATTTTGTATCTTTAATAAAACTAAAAACTAATAATTATGATAATAATTAAAGACAACGAGAAGTATTTAGAGATATCTTCAGACGATTTCGAAGAAATCACGGACGAATTAATTAGTAAGTTTAATAAACCAACACACATATCTTTTTGGTTAGGGAATTGGACTAATAAAGACAACTTAAAAAAAACTAAGAAACATAACAAATCAACATTATGAATCTAACTAAAAACCAAGAAGAAGTGTTAAATTGCATGCGTGATGGTGATAACAATCTAAAAAACATCTGCGTAGAATACGCTAAGATAATGCACGTTAAAGGTTATAATCCATTATGGTATGTATGGTCTTCATCCGTGAGTAATAAGTTAAATCAACTCATAAAGAAGGGTTACGTACAATACGTGTCAAGAGGCGTTTATTCAAAACTAAAAATAAACTAATAATTATGAATGCAAACGAATTAAGAAAAGGTATTTATGTAAGAGACAGGGGCGGTAAAGAAATGTTAATAGATTATATTGATATGCCTAACAATAAGGTAGGTATGAATATGTTAGTCATGGGTATTCCTGTTCACCCTTTAACAGAATTTATTGACTACTTACAACCAATACCATTAACAGAAGAGTGGCTTTTGAAGTTTGGATTTAAAAGGAATGAGCCTTATTGTTTTATTGGCATTAAAAAGCGTATACAATTAATTAATATAGGAAATAAATATTTTAGGTTGTATTACTATAATACGTCAATCAAAATAGATATTGCTCATGTCCACCAACTACAAAACCTATACTTTGCATTAACGGGAGAAGAACTAATTAAAACAAACTAATGTTATGCCATATAAAACAATACAAGCAAGCAGCCCAGAGCAATTAGACGAATATGTCAATATGTATGAAGATAATCATAAATACATGGAGATAGTAAGCTTTCACGTAGATGAAACAGGATTCTATTCTATGATATTTTATAGTGATGATGTTATAGTCGAATTTTTAGACGATGAAGATGATGAAAAATGACTTAAAAAGAAATGAGCATTAACTTACCCAAATGCATTGATTTCGGGTATTATATTGCACGTTATACAAATAAATAAAAAAAAGATTAGGTTAGTAATAAATAATTTTGTAGTTTAGCCGCATGTTAAAGAAATGGTCATATTCATGTTTTAGTTATTCGTTTAAAAACGGAGAGGTAATACTATGAATATAAGTTAAAAAATATATTACAATAGAAAACCTCTTAATTAATTTTAAGGGGTTTTTTGTTTTTGGGGTGGTTGCTCGGCTGGAAGAGGCGCAGGACTGTAAATTCTGTAATCCACTAGGAATGGAGGTTCGAGTCCTCCTCACCCCACTTTAAATACTTGTGAGCGTTGGTTGTGTTGGTCGGTCTCCAAAACCGTACTACGAAGGTTCGAATCCTTCCACTCGTGCAAATGGAAATATAGCTCAGTTGGTAGAGCGTCGCATTGAAGATGCGAGCGTCGGCAGTTCGAATCTGTCTATTTCCACAAAAGGAAGATGAATGAATCGTTGGGATGAGCCTAGTCTTGAAAACTAGTAGCACTGAAAGGTGTGGGGATCGTGACCTCCGTCTTCCGCACATGACTATAATACTGACGGTGAAGTAACTTGCCTGCAAAGCTTGTTTTTAGGGTTCAATTCCCTATGTAGTCTCTTCAATAACCAAACACCTTAACGGGTGTTTTTTTATGCTTAAAACTCACTTATAAATATTTCTTATCGTTTTGTTGTAAACTATAAATAAATTTTATTATCTTTGTTTCATTAATAGATATTATCTATAGTATGGATTTTAAACAATTGTCTTACGATTTAAAGGATTTCGACGAAAAGAAAGGAATAGTAGTGGCTTATGCCAACGCTTACGACTTCAAAGATTCTGATGGTGACATTAGTGCTCGTGGTTCGTTTAATAAAACAGTAAAAGAGAACTATAAAAGAATTAGAGTTCTAAAGGATCACAACCCTACAGTTAGTTTAGGTGTTCCGTTGAGTTTAGATGTAGAAGATTCTTTTGGGTTGCTTACAACTACTAAATTTAACCTTAACAAGGAAGTGTCAAGGGATATGTTCACCGATATACAACTAATGAAGGAGAACGGCTTAAACGCTGAACTTTCAATTGGCTATCAGGTGTTATCTAGAGATACTAAGAACAAATCTATTATAAACGAGTATAAACTAATGGAATACTCTTTTCTATCTAGTTGGGCTGCTAATGAATTAAGCACCGTTCAAGATGTAAAAGGAATACAAACCCATTACGGTATACTTGAATTAATTGAAAAAAAATACAATTTACCTTATTCTGATACTAGACTAAGAGAGATTGAAACAATATTAAAAGCACTTTCAAGTAACGAGCCGTTAGACATACTTAACACTCCCAAAGACGAGCCGCTTATATTAGACACTTTAAAATCATTTACAAACTCGTTAAATTTAAAATAATGAACGAAGAATTAAAAGCGGAGTTAGAGACTCTAAAAAAAGGATTAGAAAATAAAACTTCTGTAGAAGTTAAAGAAGCGGTTGAATCATTTGCTGTTAAGATGAATGAATCAGTATCTAACGAAGTAAAAGCGGTTAAAGACGCATTTGAGTTAGAATTAAAAGCTATCAAAGAAGAAGCTGTATTAGAAGCTACTAAGGCTGCTGATAAATTAAAAGAAGTAAACGACTACGTTGAGAAGTTAGACGTTAAAATGCAATCTAAACAGAAAGAAGTGAAAGAATCAAAGAGCTTCGACGTATCTTTAAAGGAAACTTTAGCTGAGAACTTCGAGAAAATTAGTACGGTTAGAAAAGGGAATTCTGCTGAAATTAGAATGAAAGCAGTTGGTAACATGACGTTATCTAACTTAACTGGTGACGAACCAAGGGTTTACTCTAATACGGTTGTTGCTGTTCCTTCCCCTAAAGTTAACTTTTCAGATTTGATTGGTGCGCCTATCATGATTGATGGTGGAACTTACACTTTCCCAAGAGAAGGAGCGTCAGAAGGTGCTATCGCGACTCAAACAGAAGGTTCTGCAAAAAGTCAGATTGATTATGATATTTCAATGATTGACGTAACTACTGATTTCTTAGCTGGTTACTCTCGTTATTCTAAGAAAATGGCTAATAACCTACCTTTCTTAGAGTCTTTCTTACCATCTGCATTACGTAGAGATTACATCAAGGCTGAGAATACTAAATTCAACACGGCTTTAGCTGCTGGTGCATTGGCTTCTACACAAGTTATCACAGGTAAAAATAAGATTGAAATGTTAATGAATGAGGTTGCTCGTTTAGAGGCTTTAGATAACGACGTTACTACTATTGTAGTTACTATCGCTGATTGGTGGTCTATTCAAGCTACTGAAAAATCAACTGGAGCAGGTTACGGACTTCCGGGTGTTGTTACTTATACTAACGGTACTTTGTACTTAAATGGTATTCCTGTTTACAAGGCTTCTTGGATGGCTGCTAATAAATACTATGTTGGTGACTTCTCAAGAGTTAAGAAAATTGTTACAGAAGGTTTATCTTTAGAATTCTCTAACGAGGATGCGGATAACTTTACTAAGAACAACATTACTGCAAGAATCGAGGCTCAAATTGGTTTAGCTATCGAGCGTACTACTGCTGTAATTTTAGGCGACTTCACAGCTGCATAATTTAGTTTTGTTTTAGTTTTTTAATAATTAGCCCAACCTACCTAATGGGTTGGGCTTTTTAAATTTTAGATATGAAAGTTATAAAAGAATTTTATTTACACGAGACAAAGAAGTCTTACAATATAGGTGACGAAATAGAAGATGCACCAGAAAGATTGATAGAAGGTGGTTACGTTGAAGCGCCTAAGAAAACAAAAGTTTTAGAACCAAAGACTAAGAGAAAATAGATGTTAGAGGTTATCTTTGACTTTTACGATGTTCACTCAAAAATACAACGTAAAAAAGGGGATAGATTTAGACCTGATAACGGACAAAGAAGATTAGAGTTATTAAAAGGCGGAGCAGTTATACAACTAAGAAAATACAGAAAAGATGACACATTTAGAAGTCATATCGTTAGATGATGCAAAAGACTACTTAGGGGTAGATGATACATCTAGAGATACCGAAATTAACAGGATGATTAAATCAGCTATTTCTTATGTTGAAAAGCACACGCAACATCATTTAGTTGAAAAAACTAAGACGTACGGAACGCAAACAGGATGCATTAGAGTATATGATTACCCTATAGTATCAACAGATAATACAACGCACTCTGTAGACGTTAAAAACGGCTATTCTGTGTATAATAATTACTCTGTTAATAGTATTGATTTAGTTCTAGGTTATAACACATTAGATGACGTTCCTAGCGAACTTGTGGAAGCTGCTTATATTTTAATTAAGTTCTTCTTTTACGAGCAGGATAAAATGGAAGAGAAAGGGCGTGTTCCTTTTGTTGTTGAGCAAATATTAGAATCATATAAAAGGTTTTTGATTTAATGAAGGCTAGAAAATACTTAAATAAGATTGGCGTCTATGTTAGGACTGAAAAAGAAGATGGGTTTGGCGGTTCTATACATACCGAACCTGTTTTAATTGGTTCTAGTTGGTGCAACATAACAACGTTATCACCTCAAAAGATAGTTGATTTGGGTTTAAGTGATTTCAGAAACGCTATTCAAATAAACCTACGCAAAAGAAATGATTTAGACTATTATCAAGATGACTTGTATTTTAAGTATAATGAAATTGATTACATGATCCAATCTATTCTAGAGGTTAATCTAAATGGTTACGAAATACAAATAGTAGCTACTTCGATATAATGGAGAATGTAAAAGGTTTATCTAAATTAATTAAAGACTTATCTAAATTAGGTGATGCGGTAGACAAGAAGGTTTCCGCAACGGTTGAGGCATCCGCAAGAGAATTAGCATCCGATGCAGAGCAATTAGCTCCACGTGATTTAGGTGATTTAAGACAAAGTATTAGACCTCAAGAGATAACTAAAAAGACGTGGAAAGTATACGCAAACTTTACAGGATTAGCTCCTTACGCTGCTTATATTGAGTTTGGAACAGGTGGAAAAGTTAGTGTTCCTTCTGAATTAGCGGATATGGCAGATAAATTCAGGGGTAAAGGACTTAAGAAAATAGATTTAAGACCACAGCCTTATTTATATCCGGCATTTGTAAAACAGCGCACAGTATTTTTTGATGATTTAAAAGCATTATTAGTAGCAGAATTAAAGAAGGTTTAAATGGCAGTATTACCAGATAAGTGGATTAGAAAAGCGGTGTTCGATAGAATACATAGATTAGGCGTTGATTTTGATGGTGAGGAAATAACAATACCTTGTTACGATACTAGAGTTCCTGAAAAGGGTAAGAATCACTATGTGTTAATGACTACTCAAACCAATACAGAAGTTCCTAACAAGTGTGGGAACGGTTGGTTATCCTCTATATTGTTGGACGTTGTAACTAGATACCCAAACAATGGAAACATGGGTAGTAGATTGTTAGCTGATGATATAGCAAACGAAATACTAACAGAATTAAACGATATTTCACTAGACGCCGAAAGCGGTTTAGTCATACAAACTAAAACAATAGATTTCCCTAATGACATATCAAGCCTTACGGAATCAGAAAATATATTCAGAAAACTTATAAGATATGAGTTTATCATAAATTAAATTTATTATCTTTGTTATTATTATAAATAAAATCTATCATGGCAGGAGAAACAAAAATAAAAGGAAATGATTTTCTATTCTTAGTGTGGGATGCGGATGCAGACACGCCTTTTTATAGACCATTAGCATGCTTAACTTCAAATAGTTGGAGTTCTGACGCTGAAACAATTGACACGGAAACAAAATGTAATCCGGGTGTTGTCGAAAAAGAGTACGGAGCTGTGTCTAATTCGTTTTCTATTGAGGGTGAATACATCGATACTACTTCTGTAGGTGGTTATACTACAAGAGCTTCACACGATTGGCTACACTCTAAGCAATCAGCTAAACAAAAAGTTATTATTAAGATTCAAACCGGATTAGCTGACAATGCAGCATATTACGCAACGGCTATAGTATCTAGTTTAGAATTAACTGGTGACGTTAACCAAGTTGCTACATTTAGCGCTACATTAGATGCGGAAGGTGTTGCTTCAATTGATCCAAACGCATAATGAATAAAATAAAGATAACATTAGGTGGTGAGGATAGAGATATAAGATTTGGCTTAGGTGTATTAGGTGATATTCAAGAGCATTTGAATATTGATATGTCTGAACTAGGGATTATGTTGTCTAAGAACCCATTTAAGATAATACCCGTTGCGATATACTTCGGTATTAAGTATGAGGTTGAAAAAACTGGTTCTATTCCTGATTTCACATTGTTTGACGTTCTTGAATGGATAGAAGATTTAGAAGGTGGTTATACAAATACCGTGATAGATGAAGCTTCTCTTTGTTTTATGCGTTCTTTAGTTAAGAATGTACCAAACATGAAACAGGCAATTGAAAGCTCTGATTTAGATGATGAGCAAAAAAAAGATTGATTGGATAGAAGATGTAATTACGTTCTCAATAGGGGAGTTAAAATGCCCCTCTTTAGAATATATTTACGATATGTCATGGGCAGAGTTTCTCATTAGAAGTCATGCATATAGACGTACAGAAATAAAAGATTGGCAGAAATACAGAAAAGTAGCCTATCATGCTTTAATAGCGCCACATCAAGACCCTAAAAAACTACCTAAGAAGGAATCTTTATTCATGCCATTAGGTGAAACCGTTAAAACAAGCAATGTTTCAGAAGCCCAAAAAAAGGCTTATATGAAAGCAATGGAACAATATTTAAGCAAACAGAATGGCGGAACTTAGCGTACAACTTTCAGCAGATATAAAGGATTTAGAGGCGGCTTTAAAAAAGGCAAAGACTCAATTATCTGGATTAGAGAAAAGTTCAAAAAACACAAATGAATCTTTACGTAGATCATCAGAAAGTGGTGCGAAGGGCGTAGATAAATTAGGTAAAGCTACAGCTAACGCAGCGCCAACACTTCAAGAATTTAGCCGTGTTATACAGGATGCACCATTTGGAATAGTTGGTGTGGGAAACAACATCACACAGTTAGTATCTCAATTTGGTTACTTATCTAAGTCGGCTGGTGGAACTAAAGCAGCTTTTAGTGCGTTGTTAGGAAGTTTAACTGGCGCTGGAGGTATTCTATTCGCTGTATCTACTATAGTCACTCTATTAACGGTATTTGGTGATAAACTTAAATTTGCCGCTTCTAGTACTGAAAAATTAGCTAAAGCAAGTGCGGAGTTTGTTTCTTCTGCTCAATCAGAAATATCTACACTTCAAACTTTAGTTAAGATTGCTAATGATGAAACAGTAAGTAAGACCGCTAGAGGCAGAGCAATTGAAAGGTTAAATGAAAAGTATGGTGATTACTTAGGTAATTTAGACCAAGAATCTATAAAAACCACTACTGTAAAAAACGCTGTAGATAACCTAACACGCTCACTACTTAAACAAGCACAAGTAAGAGGTGTACAGGCTTTAATAGAAGAAAAGTACAAAGATACCGCACAAGACTTAGTTACTCTTCAATTAGAGCAAAAAGAAGCTTATAAAGCGGTTAAGCAAGAAGTAACATCATTAACTAAAGAGGTTGACGCATTTAGTCGTACTTCATCTGATAATGGACTTGTTGAACAAATAAAGGAAATATACAAAATTGCTGGAAGTGAAGGCGGTAGGCTTAATGTCTTAACTGCATTAGTAAATAGTTACTCAGCAGCAAAGAAAGCCACAGGTGAGTTTGTAAAAGAAACATCTGACGAATTAAAACCATTTCAAGACCTATTAAGTTCTCTTACTATAGAGGACTTATTATTAGATACTAAAGCGCTTGACAATGGCATAACGCTTGTTGGTGAGAAGATTAAAAAAGGAACTGAAAAGTGGAAGAATAATTTTGTTGATTTAGGTGAGATATTTCAAGTAGGTGACGCAACAAATAAGATACAGGAAAGTGTAGATGTTATATTTGGAGGCATACAAACTGGATTAAATAATACGGTAGCAAGAGCTAAACCACAATTTGATAAGTTAACTTTATTGTTTGCCACATTTAGCGAGAATGTAAAAGCAATTGGTAACGACGCTATAACTAACGGAATTGCAAATATAGGCACAGCAATAGGTGAAGCGCTTGTAAGTGGTGAAAATGTATTTGGTGCTATTGGTCAAAGTATATTAGCATCGTTTGGTGATTTCTTATCTTCATTTGGTAAGCAATTAGTACAATACGGTGTTGCTGCATTAGCGTTCTCCACAATATCTAAGGCGTTAGCCAATCCACTAACTGCTGCCCCAGCGGCTATTGCTGCTATTGCGATTGGTGTAGCTTTGAGTGCTGCTGGTGCCGCATTAAGTAAAGTAGCCGCTGGAGGAACAGGAAGCACGTCATCAAGCACAAGCACAAGTTCTGTAGCTGGTCAAAGTTCTTATTCTTCTGCTTCATCATCATCTAGTTACGGATCATCTGTTTCAGGTGGTAGTGATGTAGTAGTATTCGAAATTTCAGGAACTAAATTAATAGGTGTATTAGATAGAACACTAAAAAGAAATAGCCGTTTAGGTGGTAACTTAACGATAGGATAATGAACGATAGATATTGGTTTGAGTATTACGACTTGGAAGATAATCTATTTCGTTGTGAAATATACCCTAAAAGATTCTTTAATTTTCCGTACACATCAGGTAATAGACACGAAATAACAGGGCGTTGTTATCTTGAATATTCAGAAGTAACAAATCATTCTACAATCTTAAGAGGTTGTGGCATGCGTGTTGATTTGGATGCATCATCCACACAAACATTAGAGGACTTATGGACTGAAAACGAAAGGCAATTCATGGTTGAACTGTATAAAAATGAAGAACTTAAATTCTTTGGTTTTATCAACCCAGAAGGCGTGTTTCAGGATTTCGTTAGGGATGAGTGGGTTATGTCTTTAGATTGTGTTGGTGGTTTGGGTTATTTAGAAAACCTTAGTTATGTAACGCCAGATGGTTTCCCATATACAGGGCTACAATCGGCAATGGAAATAATATCGAATTGCTTGTTTAGAATAGGTAGTTTCCTTAAAATAAACGTTAGAACAGATGTTGAATATGTTGGATTTAATAGTCAAAGCGATACCGAAAACATATTAGATAGTGTTTTCTTTAATGCTGATAGGTTTGTGCGTGTTGATGAAGATACCATTATGGATTGCAAAGAGGTTTTAGAATCTGTTTTAGATATATTCAACCTGTCAATATGTCAAGAGAATGGAGAATGGTACATATTCAAACCTTCTAATATAGTTTCTAGTAGTGTTATTAATACATTCTTTTCTTATAATTTTGGAGGTAGTAAGTTAGTTCCATTTAAGAAAGAAATTGAATTTAATTACACTATAGGCAGTCATATTAATAACGCTGAAATACATCACGTAAACGAAAACCAGACAATAACAGCTACAGGATCATTAGGAGCTTTTAGAATCAATTATAAATATGGTTTAGTAGAATCTATTTACAAGAATCAATCACTAGCTAGAGATGTTAATGATGTCATTGAGGGTTGGTCTATTATTAATCCGCAATATGTAGACTATCCAGATAGTGACGGTATAAATATTAAATCTTACAGAAGGGCGTCAATAGGATTGCCATCTACAGAGCCTTTAGGTTTAGCAATGGAAACCAACGAATGGATTCCTGCCTTATTTGGCGAAAATCTAACCTTTGAATTATTAGGTACATTAGAAAATAATGCGTTTGAAATATCATTTAAGGTTTATTTAACTGATGGAGTTGATACATATTGGTTAGACCATGAAGGTAATTGGTTGGATGTTGTAAATATTATAACAATAGAAGCTGGTTACGCAAAGCCTTTATTCTCAAACACTCAATTTGAAGAAACTTATGCGGTTTCAGCAAATGACATTCCTATAGATGGTAATATAAGAGTAACAGTATATCAACCAGGTAGATACTTACCTGTGAACTTTCCAGAAGGAAACGACTTTCTATTTAGAGGGTTTAAGGTTTACGGTAAATCAGATGAGAATTTAGTTGGTGAATTTCACACAGTACAAAGAGGCACAGACCCAAGTACAAACATAGATGATGTAAAAGTAGTTTACAATGGTGACAATGAAACCAACATTTATTATGGTTCACTATACAAACCTGATGAGGATGGATTAACATCCGTTTGGAAGAGAAGAAACTTTTCGGAGTCGAAAGCGATACTAAGAATCAATGCAGAAAACAACTTAAGGATGAATTCAAAGCCTTGCAAAGTGTTTACTGGAGATATTTATGGCTATATTCCTTATTTATCAAAAATAAATATAGATGGAATAACTGGTGATTTTATGGTTTTGTCGTATAATTATGATACATACATGAATACTATATCTTTGAAAATCAAACAAATACATTCTTTAGAGCTTAATGATGTGATATATGAAAAGACTTTAGATTATGGTGAAACAGTAAAACCTACAATTAGATGATAGTTTTTATCTATTATAAATAAATTTTTCATAAATTTGTATTATGGCACAATCTAAATATACGAAAGGAGAAGAGCGTATTCTATTTATTAAAGTAGAAGATGACTATATTCCTGTAGGTTGCTTAACATCTAATCCGTTAAGTGAGGAAACTGATATGTTGCCGACAACAACAAGACAAAATTCAGGATGGGAAACTTCAAGACCTAGTGTGCAAAGATTTAACCTAGAATTTGAAGGTTTGCAGGTTTTAACTTTTGGAGATGATGGGGATAGTAGTAAATTATCTTACGATAGACTTAAATTAATTAAAAGAAATAGAGAAAAAATAGAGTGGAAGATTGAAGATACAGATTTAAAGTTCATAGATATAGGATACGGTTATATTACGTCTATATCAGAATCTAATGCGGTTGGTGAAATTTTATCATTTAGTGGTAGTATTACAGGTTTTGGAATGCCAACAGCAGCGAGTACACCATATTTATACTTATTTGAAGATGGTCAGCCGTTTATATTCCAAGATACTCAATCCTACTCATTTAATAACGATATATAAATTATGCCAAAATTAACAGATAGAACAGAGCTTGTTGGGAGTTCAAGAAGTACAGACCAAATACACGTAGTCCGTGACGGTGGTTCTTATAGAATGCAATTAAGCGCATTTCTAAATAATGCATCAGGATTCTTTAGAGTTTCTAATGGTACAAGTGAATTGTTTGTCTTTAGAAAAGTTAAAACACTAACTCCAAGTGTAACACTGCAAACTGGTGATTTTTGCATACTAATAAATACCACAGAAAATATAATGATTGTAGGTATGGCAGTTGCAACAACTACAGGAACTATAGATAACTTAAGAAATACAAGTAACTTTTTAAGATTTTACGAAGGAACATCTTTACTATAATAAAATGAAAAAAATACTATTATTATTACTATTTATAAGTGCGTCGTTAAGCGCACAAACAACGGATGTTGTAAAGTTTCAAGGCAAAGTCACTACTGCTATAAGAGATACTTATGATATACCTAGTAACCAAGTTTGGTTAATATGGAATACAACTACGGAACAACTAGAAACAGGTGACGAAGATGAGGTATGGAGTCCGTTAAGTGGTAGTGTATCAGCTAACGGTGTTATGTGGCATCCTAGCGCACCAAATACTTTGCCTATAATAGTTGGAACGACTGCGCAATTAGATGCGTTAAATCTACCAACAGGAACAGCTATTGAATTTGCTACCGATGCAAGCGGAACAACTGGAGCGGTAGGAACTGGAGACGGTAACGATTTTGTTACAGATATAGATGTTAGTGGAACAACAACTAAAACGATAACATTAGAAAGAAACGGACTACCTGATTTAACAGCTACATTTGAAGATTTAAGCGGAACTAGCACGGGTGGAGTTACAAGTGTTGCTGGAAAAACTGGTGCGGTTGTATTAACTGAAGCGGATATAAGCGATTTAAGCCACACTATAGAGGTTGATCCAACGGTTCCTACGCACGTAAAGAATATTTCTAGCGCAAATATAGCTACGTGGAACAGTAACGCCATATCTAACTCTACATTTTGGTCTCCAACAATAACAGGATATACTTTTTATTGTGATTGCGATTATGTTAAATTAGGAAACACTGTTTTTATTAGCGCCAGCATAACACTTTACGAAACAGGAACAACGCCAACTGGAACTTTTGAAATAACAAACCTTCCATTCCCTGTTTCATATGGAGACTACGCTATGAATGTTAGTGATTTATCATCTTTCGGAACAGATACAGACCAGAGCTCTGTATACGCTTCTGCTAAAAATAGTGGGGATAAGATAGTTTTTTATAAAACAAGGGGTTCTTTTCAAGATGACACAGCAACTGTTCCTAAGTTTAGGGTTTATTCTGGAGGTGCTTCTATAACGGTAACAGGATTTTATTTTACAAATTAATTATGAGAAAACTATTATTAATATCGCTATTTCTAACTTCTGTTTTGTCTTTCGGGCAGAACATAAGACTAGGTAATACCGATAATCAAAAAGCGAGATTAGAGATAGTAAATGATTCTCTTAGGCTTATTATGGAAAATTCAGGTGAAACTGTTTCTGATACGATACATAAGGTTGATTTAAGCCCTTATTTATCAAGTGTAGAAACAGACCCTTTATATTCTGCATGGGATAAAGATTACAACGATTTAATTAATAGACCTGTAAATTTAGTTACTTATGACCCATTAACCTCACAAGGTATACAAATAAGCGTTTTAGGCGGTAGCGTTTCAGAAGAATATATTTTACAAGTAGACCCTAACGGATATGATTACAGCGGAGAACCAAGCGGAACTGGAACAGTAGACCAAACCATTATAGACGGCTCAACTAATGCGGTTAGCGGAAATGCTGTTTTTGATGGGTTAACAAGTAAGATAAATTCAACAGGAGGAACTTTTACGGGTGATATATTTGTTAGAAGTGTTGTTCCATCTGGCACAGCATTATTAGGAATTGCATCAAATCCATTTAATAAAGCATACATTTCATCTTTACTTGTTTATGATAACGTAGGAACTACATTAGATTCTGAATTTGCATCTACATCAAGCGGAACATCCATTAGGTTTAATACATTAGGTTCTCAATCTACTTTTACAGAGGAATATACTTTGAATGGATCGGGATCACCATTTAATGATACTGATTTAATTACTAAAGGTTATGCAGATGCTACTTACGGTGCAAGCGGTAGTTATGAAGAAGGTACTTTCACATTGACTAATCAAGATACAGATTATTCGTTTATAAGTCAAAACAATACATTTGTTAGGTTTGGTGATTTAGTGTACTATAAGATTTATATTACTTTAAACAAAACAGCTAATACTTCTGATGTTTTTTTCACCCTTAGTTCAGCTAGTACATTACCAGCTCATGCTACTCAAAGTGTGAATAATATAAATCCTTATTTTTCAGACTTACTAAGTACTAGCGGAAACTTAAACGCAAATGCAACAGCACTATATTTTCAACACAATGGTAATATTTGGTATTTAAAGCAATCCTACGCAGGTAATATAGGTGTAAATGTTTCAAATATAGATTCAACCTCTAGCGGAAATTTTGTAATATCATTCTCAGGAACTTACTTAACAGATTAAAAATAAAATGAAAAAAACAATTTACATATTATCGATTTTATTGCTTACTATTTCAGGAGTAAGCGCACAGACTGTTATTAAAATTAAACAGCCTAATCCGCAACAAATAACAATAGCGGACGATTCAATTAAACTGAATGGTTCAACTTCTGTTCCTCTATCCGATATAATTAAGCCTATCACATTAGCGGAGTATAATGCAATGGATGCGGCTACTAAATTAAAGAATGCAGGGCGTCAAATTATAGACCCTACAGGAACGCCAACAGCTATAAGTATTGTTGACGGTAGTGTTAGTACTGCTAAGATTGCTAATAGCGCTGTAAGTGGGATTAAAATACTTGATGAAGCGATAACAGAAAGCAAAATAGCTGATGCAAGTATAACGGATTCAAAAATAAATGCTGATACGTATAAGAAGTTGTACTACGCTGTTCCGGATGGATATATTTCACCTAGAGATTATGGTGCTGTTATGGATGGAGTAACTGATGATCGTGCGGCTTTTGTTGCTACATTAACGGCTGCAAACACTTTAGGTAAAAGAATTTGGATTGATTCAGATATTAATTTAGATGTAGAGGAAACAGGAACTAAATCAATTTTTATACCATCAAACACTTGGATAGAGGGAAGAGATAAAGACGTTAGGATTTCAATAAACAACTTGCTTAGTCCTGCATTTTACATTGCGCTCCAAGAAAATATTACGTTTAAAAACATTACTTTTTCATACGACAACACTTATGACGCAACAATAAGATATACAGACGCTTCTACATTAGCAAATGACAATCAAATAAAAAACTATCTAACAGCTAATAAAAGTGTTAATTTCAACGGATTAGAACCTATAAAGCTATCTCCAGTTAACTATAGATATGGATTTAGGTTAGATGGAGCTAAGAATGTAGTGTTTGAAAATGTAGTTTTTGATGCAGAAGGAGATTTACCCAACGCATATCCGCTAGGATGGATTAAATTAATTGAGCAATATTCAGAATCAACATCAGTTGTGTCTGGTGGCGCAACAACAGTTTGTGAAAATATAACATTTAAAAATATAGACTTCAACAAGTCTATAATGGGGATTCAAGGACTTGTTCAGGGTTTTTACATGAGTGATGTAAACTCATACTACTTCACCGATTGCCAAGATGGAGACGGGTCAAATCTAGGAGGTGAACACGCAGGATCAACAGCTTATTGGATGCCACCACCACATTTAATTTACTTAAACAATGACGGTTCAGTAAATTATCAATCAAAAGATATACACATTAACAATGTTATTGATTATGGTTTTTTGGTTGGAACAACAGCCGTAAGAGCAGATGGCAGAGACAATCAAGGCTACTTAACATCGTTAAAAACTGTAAATAACATGAGTAACGTTTATGTTGATGGATATAAATCATATAGACGAGATGGATTAGCAGATATTGGAGACATTACAAACGGAGTTTATAAAAATATGTATAGTGAAAGTACTACAGATATTTTTGAGAGTTCAAGACAATTTACACCTCTTAGGTTTGTTGGTATAATGGATAACGTTTTGTTTGACAATATAGTTATAAAAGATTTATCAGATATAGCTTCTACGTATCCAATTAGCAGGTCTTATGGAGACAATGTCACAATGAATAATATTCAGTTATTTAGTAAGACATTAAGCACTACATACACTGGCGTCATTGGTGTTTCAGGAAGCAATAACACTATAAAAAACCTAACATATACAATAGAAAACCACACAGATGCAGCGTCTAATTATCAAGGGTTGATATTTCACGATAATACAACTATGGATAGTGGTTCAAATAATAATTATGAAGTAACTATTAATGGTTGGAGAAATATAAATAGCGATCCAATAGCGCTTAAGCCTAGAATGTTGTTTTCAAAAGCTATAAATCCAAACAATAACTATGCTAGATTGTATGATTCGTCAAATAACAATATAATAGAGCAAATAAACGAATTTCAAACAGATACCTGGACTAAAACTGAGGTTGTAACATTAGGGGCCGGAGTTCAACAAACACTGACAATGAATATTCCTAGTGGTTACGCAATAAATAAAGTAATTGCCGCGACTCAAACATCTTTAGACGCAGGAACTACAGTTTCTATAGGCACGGTTTCTGGAACTGCAAACAATTTAATCCCTTTAGTTGTTCAAGCTTCTGGAACAGGTGCAATAGCTATAAACAATATAAACGAAACAGCTCTTTCAACAAGCGCAAGAAGTATATATATAAGAACAAGTACTGGAGACTTTAACTCTACAGGAAAAGTTAAAGTTACAGTTGAATTAAAAAGATGGAGATTAAACTAAAATTATGAAACACACAATTAGCATAGTATTATTTTTTATCCTTTCGTTAGGATTAAATGCTCAAACGGTTGAGGGTACAGTAGGTAGTGACGGTAGTTTAATTCCTTATAATGTTTCAGGAGGATTAGACGAAACGGCTGTAGACACAAAAATAAACACAGCAATAGACGCTTTACCTCCATTAGTTTCTACAATAAAACTAGCAACTGGAAATATCTATGAGCCATACGAGGTTTTATTGGTAGACGGAGAAAACATAGAACCATATAATACCATTTTAAAGTTTACTGGTTATCAGACGGCAGCGATAGAAATACCTAATGACACGGATATTAGTTTTCCTATTGGCAGCCGTGTTATTGTAAGGCAAGCTGGAGATTACAAAATAAATGTAACCTATGCGGCAGGAGTTACAGGTGACGAGGTTAGAACAACCGGATACGGTTCTGTGATTGCTTTAGTTAAAGAATCTGCAAATACTTGGTTTGCTTTAGGTGGTATTGAAAGTTACATTCCAGAAGATATAGTTTATCCAGACGCTAATAATACAGACGATAAAAACGCATTAACAGATTGGGAAAGCTCAAACGTTTTACCAATTAGCGTTTCAAATGGAACAAGAACACTAGAGACTACTGATGTTCCTTATGGTACGTATGCTGCAAGAATTACAACATCTAATGGCACAAGCGGAAATTTGGCTGAGCCATTTAATACTGAAATAGGAGAAAGCTACAAGGTCTCATTTTGGGCTAAAAACGCAATAGATGCGGCAGGAAGATTAGTTTTATGGCAAAATGTAGTATCTAGTCCTGATGCACTATTAACTGGTTCATGGGCTTACTATGAGTATGTAGTAGAAGCTACAGGAACAACTATTACGCCTAGAATATACATATATCCAACATCCGCTAGTGGATCAATTTTAGTAAAAGGATTAAAAGCTGTAAAGCAATGATAAAAAACTTATTAATATTACTAATTACTTTTAATTGTTTTTCTCAGGGCAAGATAGGTTTTAACGCAGCTTTATCTTCTCAAAGTTCTGGATTAGTTAATCCTGTTGTTTCGATAAACTTAACAGAACTTAAATCATTCCCGACAGCAGAGGGCTGGGGTAAGTTTACTGGAGTAGGTCAAACAGCCAGAACTAATAGATACGTAACTAATTTAAACGATAGTGGTTCAGGAAGTTTAAGAGAAGCGTCTACAATAGCTAATTCAAACGTTTTATTTAAAATATCTGGAGAAATTACATTATTATCAACTATTAATTTAGCTAACAATGTTCAGGTGTTAGGACAAACCGCTTTTGTAAATGACGGAGAAGGAATAACAATACGGCAAAACGAAACATTTAACACTCCTTTAATGACTACTTCTGGTCACAACGTAATAAGATACATTAGATTTAGAAGAGGTAAAGGATTGGCGGAAGAGGGTAGTGGTGATAATGTTCAAGTAAATGGAAACTATCATATTTTCGATCATTGTAGTTTTTCATGGGGTACGGACGAGCAAATAAGTAACGGAGCAGGTGGAGCAAGTTATGTGACAATACAAAATAGTATTATTTCAGAAGGTCTTTTCTTAGCTAGTCATACGTATAGTACTGACGATGAAAGTACAGAGTATCAAAACGGACACTCTAAGGGTTCTTTGTTTGGTAACTTCACTCTTAAGACAGAAAAGATTTCATTTATAAGAAACTTATTTGCGCACAACGACGATAGAAACCCAAGTATTAGAAGAGGTGGATTGTATGAGATAGTAAACAATATATTTTATAACAATAGATATGCAAATACTATATTAAAAACAGTAGAGCCAACAGACCCTATTAATGCAAATATTATAGGTAATCTATACAAAGCAGGATTAGACACGAGGACAACTAGATACGAGATAAGTTCAGAAGAAGGAACTATAAACAATATATACTTAAATGGTAACATCGGATGGAATAAAACAAGTTTAGGTAGTGGAAATGAGTGGGATATAGTAGGAAATTCAAGTACAAAAATAGCTAATGACGGTCAATCACTTTCGTCTTTTGAAAGTCAGTATAGTTATAGTGATTTAATATCCGCAACAACATTAGAAAGTGAACTACTAGATAAAGTAGGTTCTAATATAAAGAAAGATGATATTGACACTAGAGTTATTTTAGATGTTATTAACGAAACACCTACCACACCTTTGTTAATGTCTGACTACTCGACGACAACAGCAAGTTATACTGGAGCAGAAACTTACTACGGAATAATAAACGATCCTTTAGACGTTGGTGGTTGGCAGTTATTCACTCCTACCACAATAAATATAACGGATACAGATGTTAATTTCATCCCCGACAACTACACCCAGCCGTCAATAAACAATACAGCAGGATATTCATCACTACAAATTTATTTAGCAGATATTGCAAACGATTTTAAATATTAGAAATTATGGAATTATTACAAAACTTTGGAGTTAACATTGCGCTTTGTGTAGTTGGTTTACTAGGCTACACTTTGTTTGTGGTTAGAAAACATTTAAAAACGTTCAAATGGAGGATATTTTGGAACGACAACAAGCCCTTCTGGATTTGGGCTATACTAGTACAAACTCTTTACGCTGGACTAATGGCTGCTTATCCTTCTTTGGAGTTATGGCTATCTAGTAAACTTGTTGCAATTTTAACAACAACTCTAGGTTTTGATTTAGCTGTTCCGGAAGATTTGGTTAATACAATAATTTACTTAACTTTGACTTGGCAATTAAGCCGATATACCAACAAAGCAGTAAATGAAGAAGGACAAATCGGAACTAGCAAAACAGTCAATCCAGACAAACCAACATATCCAAAAGATAAGGATTAAAACAATAAAGTTAATATTATCTATTACCGCCTTATTATTATTCGTTTTCAATAGCGATATATGCGAGGCGGTACATGGTGATAATATAGAAATGTGGTGGAAGCTTAGAATTAAGTTATTTAGCCTTATATTTTTATTATTATCACTTATAGGATTCTTAGAAAGTAAAATGTGGTTGAGGGTAATTCTTACGCAAGTCGTAATATTTACCTCTTCCGATGCAATTGATAGATGGCTTTTTAATATTACTAATTTCGTAGATAGTGACTATATATTAATATTTTTTTCATTAGTAGTATTTATAAAGCAGAGTGTAAAATGTTTAAAGAAGGGGGAGAAAGTGGGGTATTAGAATTTATGATTAAAACGATATTACCTTCTTTGGCTGGTGTATGCATAGGCGTAGCGGTGAAGGTTAAAAAAAGTAAAGTAACAATTTTAAGCGCTATAATGTCATTAGTGATTGGTGTGTTAACGGCTTGCGTGTGTAGCGATTTAGTACACGAGTCATTTTCTAAAAAAACAGCGTCTTTAATTATTGCTATAATTGCCATAATAAGCGAAAAAGTATTTCATTGGTTGATCTTCGATTTTGATTTCACACCAATTGGGAATATTATTGTTGAACGTATTAAAAAGTTTTTTAGATGATTTTCTTTTATTTATCTATTTTTGTAGGATTAGTTCTACTGTTGCCAAGCGAAAAAACGCACCCATGAAATTAAAAGAGATAAGATTAAGGTTTAAAATAAAATTTTCAGAGTTATCAAACCTAATTTTGTCTACTTATGAAGGTACAAGGATTCAAACGATAGTTGTATGGGTTAAACGCAATCAAAAGGTAACGGCATTTGCTACTTCCGCATTAATGATGGTACAAGTGTTTGTTATTCGATATAAGAACGAACAAATACATTTAGTTAATCTGCAACTAGAAAAAGAAAACAGCGCCTTAAAAACAGCCACAATCAATAAGAACATGGTAATGGACGATTTTAAGTACCCGTGGTGGAAGAAACAAGCTAGTGACGGGTATTTTATAATTGTTGATTTAAATGACGCTTACGAAGAAGAATTAGGTGTTAACAAGCTTAAATCTTTAGGTAAAAATAACTTTCAAATTGTACCATACTTAGCGGCTAAAAGATATCACGAAATAGATAGTGTAATAGCTTCTAAATTATCTGATACTTTAGCAATTGAGCCGTTTGTATTTAGCGATAGTACTATGGTTAAATTGTTAGTTTGGAAAGGAGCAAGAAGGGAACGACTAGACACTATTTTAGAAGGTTTCGCCATTCCCTTAGATGAGGTTTTAGAGGTGATTAAAAAGGATAATAATTAGCTAACTTAGTGTATAAAACATTAAAAAGTTTTTATATACGGTTGTTAACATTAATTTTGCACCCAATCGTTCCAATCTATAAAATCTCTACCAGTTTCGCCTAAAAAGTGTTGCATCCTTGCGTACTTTTCTGCTCGTTCAACACTAATGATAACATCGGATATATTGCATTTCTTGGTTTCTTGATTATTTTCAAAGTATTCGATAATTCCACACCAAACATCTACCGGTATTTTTGCATCAGTTAATCCTTTATTCTTTAAGTGTGCTATTAAGTTTTGTAATTCTTCCATTTGTTTATTTATTAAGTTCTGTTATTAATTCCGCAACGACAACATAGCCTTTTACGCTATACAAACAAAAATACAAAATTTAACCTTATAACTAACTAAAAATCACTAACTTTGATTTAATTTAAAACGATTCTAAATATGATAGTAGCATTTGAGTATTACGATAAGAACGGAAAGTGTAACGCTTTAAAAAGCTTTCAAGATAATATACAAAACAATTCTAATTTTAGGCTTGCTTTTCCTGAGGTTAAAATAGAAACCTTGAAAGTGGATCAAAGCAACCATTATAAAATAGTTTGTTACTTTGATAATAACGTTAAAGTTATTGATGGCTTAAGATTGGATGAACTAAGTATATTCTTAAGAGACTACTATAAAGTAAAATAGATGTATGTGTATGCTTTTGCATATAAAAACGTACATATTGCTATAATTATATTTTAAAACATATAAAATGAATTTAGATTATTATAAAAACATAGTTAGTAAACATCAAGAGGAATTTGAACTATTTAAAGATAAGTTCTTTCCTATTGTGATGAAGTGGGAAGGTGGAGGCGAACTACACAACGTTAAAGGTGATTCAGGCGGTTGGACTATTTGGGGAATAGCATACAACTACAATAAAGCTTTATTCGATGATTTTAATGATTTCTTAGACACAACAAGAGAAGAGGCTGCGTACATTGCATTTGTAAAGTATTACTTATCCGCTAACGCAGAATTAGTTCCAATGGAAGCAAAGCTATATTATTTTGATATGTGTTATAATATGGGTGTATCAAGAGGTATTAAGATACTTCAAAAGTGCATAGGTGTTAATGCTGATGGTAAAATCGGAAACATTACTAAGTCAAAAATACACAACGTAACAGAGTGTTGTTTAATGATTGAAAGAAATAAGTTCTATAATAGACTGGTAGAAAACAACTATAAAATGGGTAAATTCATTAAGGGTTGGTTAAATAGAAGTAAAGGTATATTTGATTTTAAATATTAAAATTATGACAGATGATGAGTGGTATGATGCGGTGTTTAAAGTAGGTTCAATACAGGATGTAATAGACTTAAAAAACATTCTAATAAAAGAAGGCGACTATTTATTAGTAGCCGCCTGTGATGGTCGTATAAAGGAACTAAGGATTAAGAATTTAGATTGTTAAATTTCTCCATTCATGAAACATTTCTTGTGTAGTGAATTTACTTTTGTAATTATCTAACTTGTACTTCCATTCATTCCGACCATCTCTAATTCCATTTATATCTATCCATTCGGAAAAACCCAACGCAATATCAAGAATATTGTATGACTTAGCTTCGTATAGTATCAATCCACAATCTCTTAACTGAAGTATTCGGTTAACTTCAAACTCATCAGCACTATTAATCAAAATGTATTTGCTTTTTTCGGAATTAGGATCAATTTTATCAAGTTTAAAAAGTTCTTTTAATGATTCCAAAGTCATTTCGCTAACTATTTTTCTAGCTAAATCTTTAAACAAGTATTCATCATTTATTTTGCCGCTATCTAGCAGTTCTTTTGTAACCTTTGTTTCGCATTTGTATTTCATATTGTTGTTATTTTAGTTTATTTATTCCGTATTGCGATATGCGATATTTAACTTAGTGTATAAAACATTAAAGCGTTTTTATAGTGCTATAATCAAAGTTTATCGATTTACAATCCATAATTAAAAAATTAAATAATTGTCTTTTACATCAATTGTAATAAGTGTTCCGTCCTCAGAAGGATAAAAGCAAGTTATTTTATCTACACTTACAATATCATACACCGTACAATCTTCATCGCCTTTGTATGTAATGAATTGACCTGATTTTAATCTTCCTTTTTCTGTTGAAATTTCTAATATACTTGCCATTTTTCAATTATTATTTTTGTTATTAATTTAAAATTTTGTTGTTCAAATTACCACTACGCTTATATCTTACATTAAAAAACAAGCGGAGGTTTTACACTCCGCTATAAAATTAAGCAACTAAACTACCTGAACCAGTTTTTAAATCTGTTAGTATTTTAGTACTATCCTTTAGATTTAACTTACCTTCTTTGATATTATCAACATCTATAGAAGCCCATTCAGCACAACCCCAAACAGGAATTGGAACACCTAAAACATAATTCCATCCTATAATTTCCCACTTTAAACAAGAAGGTTCAAGAGTCGGAGGGTCTGGACTATCTCCTTGACGTGATCTCTGCGCCTCAATACTAGAAATGGATAATAATAAAAAACAAGATAATAAAAGTACTTTTTTCATAAAAAATTAGTTTTTCGTCTCCTTTATAAAGGCGGTAGACTATACCTTATGCGATTATTTTACAATAAATTCCTAGTGTTCCATTTATCAAGAATGCTTTGCCAATGCCAATCGAACATAGGACGGTAAGTTTCAGTATCACCTTTATTCTCAACCCATTGTACGTTTTCACAAACGCTTGGACTAATTTTGCAATTTTTATTGATGCAAGTTATTTCTACTGTTGAAGGCATGTAGTTTTTATCAATTGCTGGTTTTTCCCCGCAGAACGGACAAGGTAACGCCATTTCAGTAACATCATCTATATTCAATTTTGTTTTTTGTTGTGCATCCATTTTTATAAATTTTAGTTATTAATTATTACTCTACAAATATACAAAACTAAACAACACTACCAACAATTAAGTTTAAAAATAATGATTCTAAATAAGATAATTTCACAACTTTTA